GGTAAGACCTCCTGCTTATCTTTGTGAGTTTCAAAATTAGGTATATTATACCTTACTTTCTACTTTTTTTCAAGATGGTCTATGCAAATCTCTATAAGTCTATATTTATCGATATTGCGACATTATTTCGAAGTCGTTTTTTGCCATTCCAAAATGGACTCTATGCAAATCTCTGTAAGTCTATATATCTTTTGAAGATTTGGTGTCAAAATTGGTGTCAAATAATTAGGAAACAATCCTATTAAACTGTTTGATTGCCTCTGCTTCGGTCTCTTCTTTTAAGATATGAGTATACACTTTTAAGGTTATATCGGGCGACGAATGTCCCATGAGGTATTGAACCGATTTAACATCCATCTTGGCTTTGACAAGCCGTGTACAATATTCGTGGCGCATACTATGGGCAGTGACTTCAGGCAATGGTTCATCATGGCAACTATTATAGGCTTTGATTAGTCCTTCAAAAATTCTAACAAGGTTTTTATTCGTATAGGGCCTTCCAGTTTTTGCTATAAACAAGAAGTCGGCTTGCCCATCTATTATTCTCTCTGCTTTTACAATCGGTCGTTGTTTTATCGCTTCTTCAAAAGCAATGATGGCGTCTTTAGACAATGGGATAGTCCTTATCCCACTTTCTGTTTTTGTAGGTGCTAAATACAGCCCGCCGCTCTTTCCATCGTACACCATCTGATGAGATATAGTAACAGTGTTGTTATCAAAATCAAATGACTTTTTTGTTAGCCCGCATAATTCTCCTGCTCGAAGTCCTGTCTCGTGCAAAAGCATCACCATGCCAACATGCCTTTTATATACTCGACTAGATTTCATGAACTTGATCAGATTTTGATACTGCTCTTCTGTTAATATTTCTTTTTCTTTTGAGTCACATTTGACAACTGTATTTAATTTAAAAACGAATGGATTTCTAGGAATTATATTCTCATCAAACATTTCTTGAAATGCCGGTCTAGCTAAAGACATGACATCTCTGATTGTTGTATAACAATATCCTTCGTTATCCAATTCTCGTGCAAATTGTTTTACATCGCGCACTAAAATATCAGTTGCATTCATTTCCCCAATTAGGTGATTCTGAAAGATTTTCAAATTCTGCGATTTTGTTTTATAGCTGCTTGGCCTAATAGTGAGTTTTGTTTCTTCGAGATGTCTTTTTGCTAATTGGTACACTGTGATTTTTGAAATAGACGTTACACCAAAATTAAGTTTTTCTTGGATTTCAGCTTCTTTTTCTCTCAATTCTTTAAGTGAAGTGGCGTATATTATTGAGCGTTTTCCAAGTTTGTTTGTCCATCTATATTGGTATCTCCCATCCTTTCTCTGGCTCTCGCCGTCTTTTAAAACTTTGCCATTATTATCTTTACGTCTTATCATGATGCGGAACTCCTTACGTTATATAAGAAGCTCTGGTGTGACACCATGAGTATACCACATCAGAGCCTATATTTCAAACAGAATACGTTTGATCTATATATTTTTCGAGAGCCTTACGTTTGATAAGACGTTTATTCCCCACCCAAAGTACCAATGGACAGTTTTCATCATCAGTAATCGCTCTTAGTCTGCAGACCCCAATCCCCGTGTAAGCAGCCGCTTCATTTAACGTCAGGGTCGTCTTTTCCCAAATTGGGACTTCCTTCATTCAATCACCTCCTCCAGCTTGTGCTCGCCATATTTCGCCACACATACATTATAAAGTAGCATGGCACGGGTCATGAGGCCAACTCCGCCGATACGAGGGGTCACCTTGATATCTTCGATGTCATAAACAGCGTCGGAGCAGTCGCCGTGCTGCTTGCCATTCTCGTCATAGTTGATACCAACATCAATGCAGACATCAACTCGATCTAGTCCTCTTGGTGTGATAAAATTACGCTTACCAACAGCAGAGATGATGACATTAACCATTCTAAATTCGAGAGCAGTGTCCTTCATAGCGGAACCCGTGCTATTTACAGAAATCACATTACAGTGCCGCTTAATCAGCATATCAACCAGCGGACGACCAACAATATCAGATTGACCGCTTACGAGTACATTCTTGCCATCCAGATCGTAACCGATGGAGTCAAAAATCTTCATAACTCCCAGTGGAGTGCAGGGCTGAAATGGAGATGTAGTATTAAAACCATCGACATCAACTACATCTGGAATAATGATATTCTTAGGATTGATATGTTTGGGCAGTGGCAACTGAACAATGATGCCATCTGCTTCTTCATAAATACGATTCTGCAATATCATTTTATTTAATTCATCTTCAGTCGTTTTCTCTGGTAACTTGATATATTTTGCTTTAATTTTAACCTCTTCACAATCTCGCAGCTTGCCGCGAATATAAGCATTAGATGCAGGGTTGTCCCCTATTTGATAAATAAGTAAAACAGGAGCGTAGTCGGCTTTTGCGATAATATTCTTGATTTTATTTTTGATATCTTGTGCGATAGATTTGCAATCAATAATCATTGTGAACCTCCTTTATAAAACCCTAATTCTTCCATAAGAATCACCTCGTTACTGTACTAACTCCATTATTTTTAATCTGTCCTTTTTGAACATGAACTATTACAGAGTCGGCGTTAACAGTATTGGTTGACTTATATTCGATATATGGAGCGTTGCTATCATATACAATTTTTATATGTCCTTTGATATTCATATAAGTGCCATTGCAAAGAACCGTAAGCATCTCATAATTTTCTGCTGGAATATTAGATACCATAGTAGATGTCCGGTTCCAGTTCTTCAATAGTGGCAGTCCACTCAATCGGATTATAATGACGATAGATACCGTCGCCAATCGCCCACACAAAATATCCAACAACAAGAGTAATGAGCACACCAACTGTCAAAAACAAGATCTTTTCTCCAAGGGTGAGTTTTTCGTTATTACCATCCAAGTTCAACACCACTTTCGTTTACAATATAGATGCCGTTGTCTTTCAAATACTCAATAAACTCTTCATGTGGTAATTTATGGGCGAGCTCACAAATAGTGTAGTTACTTCTGCCTTTCACCCACTTTGTTTCTTTTCTCAAGTTAGACCACTGATGTACACGAAATTCCTTACAACGCCATTTTAAATGAAAGGTATCCGCACACGAATCGCAAATTGGTATCTCTACATAAAAGTCACCCGGATAGCGTTTTCGTCTCCACCACTCCATATCATAGAATACAATACCATAGAGTTCAGGATAATCTTCAAATCCATGTTCTCTAAGGTAAGCAAAACCCAATCCGTTGATGGTCCATTCTGGCGACCTTGGAACTGTATATCGAAGCTGCGATTCTGTATGCGAGATACAGGCATTGTTATTTTTTCCGTCGATGCCCATAATGTACCAGTCTGATCTATAATAGCCTATTTGTTTAGTCACAACTAATCACCTCCCCCGTATCATCACCCAACGGCCACGTGCATCCATAAAACGTTCCCAAATTTTCGATTTTAAAATAGTACCATTTTTTCGTCACGTAGTCATAAATACTGTAGCAAGTGCAACGGTTATCCGGCCAATGGTTCTTTTTAATAGCATCAATATCAAGTTCTAAAAATCGTTTGATTTCGGATAATTTATATGAAGCAAAAATATAATCCCATGGGCCACGCCAATGGATAAACCACATGTGCTCTACGAAGTTCGGCCATTCTACAGAAAATCGTTCGACTGGTTTACTTCTGTCAAAATTCTTATATTGAAGAAAATAGTTGCTGATACCGTGTACACCAGTCCAATAATGGTCTTTAGTGCAGATGAAATGAGAATAGCTTTCCCATTCTGGATTTTGTATTTCCCAGTGATTCTTTTCGATTGAAAATCTATCGTCCATTCAATCTACCTCATAAAAGTCTAGTTTTACCGTATTATTTTCTAATTTCTATAGCGATGATACGTTATTTATTTACCGTTCGGAACTGTTTCTCCATAAAGTCATCCCATCTCATACCGAGAGGATTACCGTCAACATCCACACAGTTGCCATCATCATCACAATAAACAGCAGGCTCTGTTGGCTTGCCATAAAATGGGATAGATTCCTTTGGAACAATTTGAATTTCTTTGTTAGGATCATAATTGAAATCGTGAGTTCCATCGCAAGCTACGACATCTCCATCCGGCATTATGTAAACCGGCTTGAAGAACTTCTTGTTTGGATTATTTGATGTGTCAAAAGAGACTCCCACAATCTCATACTTGTCCCATATTGGATTTCCTACACTCGTATTCTTTGTTAGCGATTTTTTCCTGCTCATGTAAATTAAGTCCTTTCAGCCAGTAAGATGGACATTCATAAATTTTTTCGAGGGCGTTTACATCGTAAAAGTGCTCTCGATCTCTTTTGTTGTAATCATAATATCCAATAAATGACAGACCATAATCACTTATTACAACGTTATCTTTTAAAAGGACCGGACGTTCATCCATGACCTTGACCCAACCGAGGAAGTTTTCGCAAGATTCGGCGCAACTATCTCTTGTTTTCTTCCTAAAAGCGCATACTTCTTTATGTAAACATTTATTGCAAATAGCCATTCTTTCTCGCTTTCCAACAGAAATTCTCCGCCCAATCATAAAATAGTTTTGGAACGTCACGTATACAAGAAACAATTTTTTGATGCAAAGTATTGAAGTTCTTATTTTCACAAGATTCGTTGTAAATACAACTCCATTTATACTCCCAAATTTCAACTGTATTGTCGTCTTGTGTACTGATTTTCACAAAAATAGAACGAAGCTGCACGTTTACATTTATAGAAGCATGGCAATATTCTTGTTTAAGCGGCCATTCATTTATTTCTGCAAATAAATTAAATGCTCTATCGATCGCCATTTCAAATAGTGGTTGCTCGTCAGAGCACACACATATTTGTTTTGTATCCCCATCATGCAGAAGATTTAGTTCCCAAACTTCCATTACGTTCACCACACTTTAAAACATACATTTTATTCATCAAAAATTTTTTCTCGCAGAACCGGTTCGTCGTGGCTCTCTACACGACTGCCGCATTCTGGACATTGTGTTTGATAAAACAAAATCACATTCAATGACCTCACAATCCAAACACCTTCCGAATCAGACCAAAATTCACAACCACAACCACATTTAAAGTGATATGCAAGTTCTTTTGGGGTCTGCTTATGTTGAATAATTTTAATCGCCATTATTCTTCTCCTTCGCTCAGACTCTTCAAGATTTTTTGAATCCTATAATACCTACCGAGTGGTGTCTCAAAAATAACTCTCAACCGCTCAAAAAGTGTTGGTTTACCGAATACTTCATTATAATCTGCAATATCGATTTGTTTGGCAGTCTCGCCACATTCAGGGCAAGCGTATCGCAACTCAAAATTAGCAGCTGTGGTATAATAGTCTTTGTAGATTGAATCAAATGTGTCGTCGGCATAAAAATCACAATGACAATAAGGACATTTAAACTCGATAGCAAATTTCTGAGGTTCTGGCTCATGGCCGTGCTTGACAATTTTAATCGCCATCTGGCACCTCCACGGTAAAAATAGTTTTAGTTGCTTCTTTCCAAGAAATAAACTCCGATCCAACAACTTCCGCTCTACATCTATAGCACGCAATCACATTATTCTCAGGAATATCCAAATCAGGATTTTCAAAAGAAGCCACTCGAATCTTGGTTGTACAACCGCAGTTCTTGCAATGGAATACGATTACTGGATTTTTCAAACTATCAGTCTTATGCATATCTACGCCTCAATCCACAAAAATCTTTTCTCTTGGAACTGCTGGAAAACAAGAAACGACTTGTTCTCCGCACTCTGGGCATTCTGCTAGTTTTACGCCAGGTGCGTATTCTCGTATAACGGAATAACTCGGAAATTTAATATCTTTGTCATCAGCCCAAAATATACATCCACATTGGCACGAAAATTTTGCAGCGTATCTCTTTTTCTTTGGAGTCCCTTTGTGTTGAACAATCATAATCATAATATTTCACCTCAATCTGCAAACACAAACAGTGTATTAAAAAAGTTTGACCCAATAATCCTATTTTCTTCAGATAGAGCAACCTTGATAACTTCATCGTCAGTGTGTGTTTCGTCATATTCTGCAGTGTCGCAAACCTTGTAAATTTTGCCGTCTTTGTTCTGAAGTAGCATTCCCTCACCAAGTTTTAATGGAGCCATCTTCTTTTCTTCATGAATATGTGCTTTCATACAATCACCTTAATCAAATATCGTTAAACGTATCTATAATCCATCCAATAAGACTATTTAGTTTTTCTACAATCTTATAAAGGAAGTCCTTCAAATGAGGTTTTGGCTCAGGCATACTGCATGTAAATTCCGCTGGGCCTTCTCTTTTCGGAAAACTTGTTCGCATGACATATACTTCATCGTTGCGAATGATTCCAATTTGAGTACAATTATCGCAATTACAAATTTGAGTCTGATTTATTGTAACATTCCGTTTCATATATTTATTCCTCCCACCCACCCGTAAAATCTTAATTAGCAATCACGAATGATCCCAAGTCGAACTATAGTCAAATTCATCCAGAATTACCGTGAGGTCATATCGACCACGACTAATTTCATAAAAACCACTAAAGTCCTTTGCATCTTCTTTGAGCTTTGCAATATCTTCATCGTAATGATTCAGAGCACGCTGCCATGCACGATAATCTTTTTCGAGTTCTGTTTCTAAATATCTTTCGTGAAGCCGTTCAAGCCACTCTTCTTTAATATCAAGAGCTGGATAGATCACAAAAACATATTCATAATCACTCTTCAGAAGCTGTTTACGAACTGCATCATGTGAAGATACGAACACAACATGTCCCTGTCTCGATAAATCAATAGCGACGTTGCAATACGATTCGATCCAATTATCATCCTTTACAAAATTACTGCTTTCAAGGTCGATTGCACGATACGGATGACCAACTGCGTATGTGCTTTTTCCGATGCACGGATATCCAATAATAATCATACTACCCTCCGTAAAATTTACCTTTTAATCGAGAGTCACTGCGCCATTCGGCCAGTTACCGGTCATTTCATACCATTCCGTCTGAAGTGCATTCTCCTTTTCCTTTATGCACATTTTAACAAAGTCATGGATTTCTTCGTCCTGTGGCCTTTTAAAAGTCCATTGCTCATCCACGAATCCTATATCTTCAAGACACTTGCAGTAGCCAGCAATCTCGTTATAAAAGATATGGTCGTATTCATCCAGAAGAGTATGCTCGTTAAACAGCTTTACTTGCCATGCAATTCCAAATGGAGCTTCTTTCTCGGCATAAGATTCAATCGTATAATACTTCATTATGTATTCTCCTTGCGTTTACTGCTTTCCGGTAGAACCAAAACCGCCTGCTCCACGCTCAGTTTCGTCCAATTCGGAAACCTCTTCAAAATCAGCCTGCCAGAACGGAACAACTGCCATCTGAGCAATGCGGTCGCCATGAGTAATCATTTGAGGGATATTGGAATGATTATGTAGTGCCACGATAACAGGCCCACGGTAATCTTGATCCACGATGCCCGTTTTATTTGCAGGAGCCAGCCCCTGTTTGGTTGCCAGACCGCTGCGAGCATAAATAGCGACATACCAGCCTTTAGGCGGAGACATTCGCAGACCAGTAGACACCTTGACGGTTTTACCCGGCTGAATCATAATGCAGCGATCACCATTCTTGTTTACAATCGTTGCGTCATCAAAACCGATATAGGCGTACAGGTCTGCACAAGCAGCATTTTTAGAACCATAAGTCGGCAGACGAGCATCATCGTGTAGTTTATTGATCTTAATGTTGGGGCGATACGGCATCCGACTCATGCCATAGCCAAGGTTCGTAGTTGTGTTTCCTAAATCCATATTATTTTCCTTTCTCTTCTGGAGTCCACCAAAGGGTTGGCTCTTTATATCCAAGGCTCCATTTGATATCAATTACTCGTTGGTTTTTACTTCCCATGTATGGAAGCGAAATATCTTTTTCTGCTTCGATAAAAGGGCCATCTACAAGAACATTTATATCCGCAAGAATGTCAGCCACAAGTCCATCTTGGTTCCATAAGTCTTCCCACTTGTATCCAGTCCAGAGCCAGACGTTTTTTTTGCTTAGAAATTCAGTCCACACACGATGGACGATTTTCTCAACAACCTCTCTATTTTCCGGCAACAGTGGATCTCCACCAGTGAGCGTAAGCCCTTGAATATAATCAGGTCGAAGTAAATCTACAATTTTATCAAGCGTTTCATCTGTGAATGGCTGACCACCATTCGGGTCCCATGTAGTAGGGTTCTGACAACCATGGCAGTGATGATTACATCCCTGCACGAAAAGTGTGACGCGCACCCCTTCGCCATTCGCTATATCACATGGAACGATTTTAGCGTAGTTCATTTTCCAACCTCGATTAAAAGACCGCAGAACGGGCAACAATTATAGCCAAGGCTTTCTGGCGACTCTTGCCCTTTAATTCCGCCACCACAACAATCACACACCCATGCCGAGCTCTCACAATTATCTACGAACTCAAATACAGTTGTTGGCTGGCGATCTACTTGAAAATCAATAACTCGTTCAACATCTTTTAGAGTTTTAATATGTCCAAGATTTCCTTCCAGCAAAAGACAATCTTTTAATCTATCAGCATTAACCAGTTTCATGTAATTCATTTAAAACACCACCGTCCACATACTTGCACATACGATTATAAAAACATTCAGTGCGACGCAGCCATACATTCCATTCTTCTTTTCCCCTCGGAAAATATATGTAGAAGTATCATACAGAATCTGTTCAGAACGAATTACCGCTGCGGTGAAAATCAAAATAATATAAGCTTTGGTCATAAACCAAGCAATCTCAGTCAACATCGATTAACACCTCCTCGACAGGAATAATCTGACCATCAACATAGTAGCACATCTGACCGTGCTCATTATAATAAGGAGACATATAGCCATTATATATCATGTAGTACATAATCCTTGTATCTCGCTCATACACGATTGGGGAATTTCCAAGTCGGTAGAAATATTTATACTCATCAACTGTTTCATTCCCATATGTATCAGTATCTGAACATCCAGTTAGCATAATCGCTGCTAAAAGTACGCATACGGCAGTATTTTTGAAAGTCTTAAACATACTTTTCCTTTCTAATAAAAGCGGAATTTTATTTGCTACAATCCTTGTTTTTCTTAATCTTGTTGAGCAGTTTTTCGTATTCGTACTTATCGTCCGACCAGTTAAGACTATTCCAATCCAACGCTTGCCCGCATTCTGGACAAAAATTATCAAACGGAGGTTTTAGTTTTTCAAGTTTCTTGTATAGATAACTATATCCACAACTTGGACATAAGACCATTTCACATAATGGTGCATTTTTAACCTTTTTAGGCATTTGAATTTTAAGTGCTTCCATTCCCATGTAACGAGCACGGTGGACTGTATATGAATCTTCGTGATAGGGATTTTTTGGGTCAAGAATCTCGATTGCTTGCTCAAGAGTCATCCCTATCACACTCCTGTTTTGTCTTATAGTCATCGAAAAACGAACCATAATCAAACCACTGATCTTTGATAATGTTACCGATGATTTTCACATATTCTCCTCTTTTGATAGCTGCACGGATATATTTTCCTTTTAGTGATTCAAGTTCAGAACAATCAACAACATCTAAAATCCTTACGATAGCTTCAGCTCCGCCTTCATAACCTTCAAAATTTGCGGCATTTCCATCTTTAATAGACTCTTCGTTAATGTGGTATTTTCTACCGATAGAAGGACCTGTGTAATTTACTCCCCATCCATCACCTTCTAAAGTGAGTGTAAGAGAAAGAAATCCGTAATCTTCTATTCCAAAAGATACATTTTTAATGTATGCGTTTCTCAGCTCGTATCCATTAGCTTCAAGAAGGTCTTTTGTCCATTTCTTCATATATTTACCTCACAAAACGGCACTTTTATAAAGTTGTAAACAACCCCGCATTCCCCTCGATAGAGAACATAAATAAATCTTCCGAATCCATATCGTAAACTTCTTTACAAGGCCATTTACGAACTGGAACCATATCGGTCTCTCGTTTTTCGTAAAGAGTAACGGAAGCAGGTTCGTACGCAACAGTCAGTTTATACTTATCGTCAGGTTCTTGTTTTCCATACAGACGTTCATTCATAAAGTCATCTGTTTTGAAATGATTCAGAATTTGAAGTCCGTATCTAATTGCCTCTTTTAATGCATCATCTTTCGTATCATGTTCAGACACAAGAACTTCTCTACCGTCAATCGTGATGCCGTCATAAAAGTTTGTAAAAACGCCCCCATAGTTTCATAAAGTCCCCCATTTCTCTCTACCGCAAGTGTCACAGACGAAGTGCCATTTATCATACCAACTATGTTTTGCATCGTAGAGCATCACACCACCACATCGGCTGCATTCTGGAAGAAACCAACGGAGTAGACGTTTCAAGATTTTAGCAATCATTCTTACTCTTTCTCCACAATCCGTGCTTTTTCATAATCTCGAAGAAATCTTCCATAAGAGTATCGGCCATCTTACCAGGTATTTCAGGAAGATCTAGTCCAAAATCTCTAAAAGCACAGTGTAGGCAGCCCCATGGAGTTAAGGCGAATTTTTCATAAAAATCATCATCAGGATTGTTTCCTTTTGAGTCCAACGTATTCGTCTCGTACTCAAACTGTCTCACTTCGTCCTTGGTGAGCCATTTCTGCCACTTACCACAAACAGAGCAATACAGACCAATCTGGCTACCTTTGTTCTGGATAAAGAGAGATTTACTGCCACACTTACATTTGAAGTCCATCTCAGCCACCTGCCTTTTCTACATTCTGAACCATGCAGCTCATACCGGGATGAGATTTTTCAAAACGATGCCGTGCCTTATTCATAGCTTCATTCTGATCGTATGCTCGGACATAATATGTATTAGTTGCCTGAATTCCATCTTCATAAAACAGGACTTCTACTGACCAATAATTCATATAGCTCCCTTCATGCCACCACACCCACCCTGCTTGTTAGTTTACTTCCTCGTATGTCTTTTCAAAGATATCGGGCTTGCAAGAGTAAATCTCTCCGTTCACGCCACGGATAATATAGTCTCCGTAGTTTGCGTGCATCACACCTTCCAACGTTTCGATGTCTGCGTTAGTGTCTGGAACGTGAATAAATCCGCTACTCAACCCATGCAAAGTAACCGTTCTGTCTGTCACCTTATTCATAAACCAGTCTGGAATATAATCAATTCCAAGCTGAAATGCTTCGACGACAACAGGTTTCTTACGATACCACCCCATTACTTTCGACTTCCTTTCAAGAATCCTTCAAGCAAAATAAGAGCCAACCAAATACCTGTCGCAACCTTGACCGTAAACGTGATATTTAATAGTTTAAAAATAAGCCAGACAGCACCAATCGTGGTAATCCACGAAGTAAAATAAATTAAGGCAAGAAATAAAATGGTTCCAAGAAAAGAACCAAGTGCCTTAAAGAAATTCTTCCACACTTCTATTCCAATCACCTTCTTTCAAAAATTTTCATTTTATAAGACCTCTTAGCATTCACCGCAACATTCACCACAACAACGCACTTTTACGAGTTTTCCAATCCTATTCTGTGCAGTCTCAAATGCTTCATTAAAATTTTCAATAGCGGATTCTGCATCGACATCCTTGTAATCAGAACCACCATCTGCCCACATAATAGTCCATCCATGCTTGCCAGCTTCAATTCCTACGGTCAGTCCAAAATTATCTTTGTAACTTTCGCGCAATTCAACTTCACCACTGGGCATCATGCCAAACATTCGTTTCATTTTATAGACTCCAATCTTTATCGTAATTCTTATTTACTCACCCTTGGTAACGACTGTATCTGCACCCTGAACGGTGATCCAACCATGCTTCAGACGAGCTTCTGCTTCCTTCATCTGGATCAACTCAGGAGTAATAGACTCGGAAAGCACCTTATTTGCATCAGCCTCGGCCTGTGCTTCAATCATCTTAACGTCAGCTTCCGTCTGTGCCTTAACCTTATCAGTCTCCGCCTGAGCCAGAGCGGTCTGCTTATTCAGCTCTGCAATCTCTGCGTCCTGCTTTGCCTGCTCCTTTGCGCGAATCTTCTGCATCAGGGTATCGTCAGGCTGTGCATCCACAATCAGAGCAGAGGAAACATTAATACCATACTCTGCGGTCAGCTTCTCATTCAGATAGTTGGTGATTGCAGTATTAACACCCGCACGGTCATCAGAATAAATCTGCATAACACTGAACTGAGGAGTGACTTCCTTAACATAAGCAATAATATCGTTCTGGATTTTGCTCTCCATCAGGCTCTCGCCATCCATGCCACCAAACTTGGTGTATAGTTCAACAACATGCTCCGGCAGGAAATTATAATTAACAGTCAAGTTGATTGCAATCGTACCGCCATTAGCAGGGGCATCGATGTGCCAATCTGCGTGTTCCTTTGCACCGTAATCAGATGCTGCATTAGAGAATACCACACGCTGCTGAGTAATCGGGAACTCAGACACATGCTTCAATGGGCTCATAAAGTGCCAGCCCTGAGAAATAGTCTGCTGCTCGACTCCCTTCGCAGAATAAACAACACCAACATAACCAGTGTGTACTCGCTCGGTACAAAGCACTGCGCCAACTGCAACGAGGAATGCAACAAAAATTGCCATAAATTTCTTCATAAGTATCTCCTTAATCTTTGTAGTTATCTTTTAAAATGTAATAGGCGATAACCCATACAATCACAAAGAAAACAATAATTTCCTTCATATGTAATCCCACCAACCCACCACTTATACGTTAATGAATCACTCGATTGTGCTTAACACGAAGCTCAACTTCTTGCTGCTTACCAAGATTGAAAGCTGTAGTGTAATCGCCCGTGAGATAGCCAGTCACACGACGAAGACGCCGAATATTATGGCTTCCACACTCAGGGCAAGTATCACCAATCTCATCACAATAACCGCATTCCATACAGGTATCATTTGGAACATTCACCGCAAAATACGGAATGTCATGATCCATTGCATAGTTCACAATTGTTTCTAGCGCACCGAGATTATTCTTTACAGTCGAGTCGAGCTCTACATATGCGATGCAACCTGCGCTTGAATATCCGTCAAGCTGAGACTCAATATCAATCTTTTCAAACGGTGTCACTTCTCGCCATACCGGAACATGAACACTGTTAGTGAAGAACTCTTTATCTGAAACATTTTTGATATCACCATATTTGGCCTTAAATCTCTGCATGGCAGTAAAACAAAGGTTTTCTGCGGGCGTAAAGTACACGCCAAAATTCAGAGAATACTTGTGCTTGAATTCGTCGCAGCGATCTTTATAGAGCTGACAAATTTTCTTTGCAAGCTCAAGACCATTATCACAAGTTTGATCTTCTCCAATCAAAATCTGAAGAGTTTCAGCCATGCCGAGCAGACCAACAGCCAACGTGCCATGTTTCAGAGCAGAACGAATATCTTTTCCGTCATATCCGGCCATTGTTCCATTCTCCCACATGAATTTTGCAGACTCAGGAGACTGAGAACAAATCCACTCGAAGCGTTCAATCAGCATATCTTTTGCTTCATGCAACTTCTGGTCAAGAATGGACATAAACTTGGCTACAGTCTGTCCTTCAAGGTCTTCTCCAGTAGCGTTTTTGATTGTATATTCCTTCGCTTCCATTGCAAGAGTAGGAAGAATAATCGTAACAGGACAGATATTCCCTCGGCCATCCTTCAACTGCTCAAAGCCGTTGATATCCCAACCATTTGCAGTTCTACAGCCCATCGTAGAAAAATACGTTTTTACATTATTTTTATCGTATCCTTCATTGCCGCTCCAATCAACATTGGCATAATTAGGATAAAGACGCTGTGCAGTGGAACGCAGTGCCAGCTGATACATATCGTAATTCGGGTCTCCCGGATGTCGATTAACTCCATTTGCCATCTGAAAAATTCCGCATGGGAAAATGCTAGTCCTATGTAATTTACCGATTCCTTTGATGGAAGCATTCAGCAATGACTCAATAACCAACCGCCCCTCTGGCAATGTGCATGTTCCGTAATTGATTGATGTGAAGGGAAGCTGATTCCCGCTACGAGATTGAAGTGTATTCAGATTATGATACATACCCTCGACTGCTTGATTCAACTCACGCTTAGTCATATCCATTGCGTACTGATACACCTTTGCGTTTCTTGGATCGTTGGCTTCCAGATCGTTAAAACCTAGTTCCTTTGGCACTCTATTAGGGTCATCTTCTGGCTGAAGATACTTGACACCATCTTTGAAATGCTTTGAAAAACTCTTCCGCACATATGGAACCATAGTCCAATCGAGATGGGTTGCGCTTACGCCACCAAACTGCTGAAGGCTCTGAATCTGGAAGATAACCGCAACCAGTTGAAATGCCGTACTAATAGATTGCGCCGGACGAACATCAGTCTGCCGAGTATTGAACCCTTTTGCCAGTAAATCGTCGAATGGAATACTTAAACAATTATGCATTCCAACAGCATAGCTATCGAGATCATGGATATAAATCTCGTTATTCTCGTGATTCTTTCGAGCCATATCAGACATACAGTAATCCAGAGCATATCTTTTAGCAACAACACGGCTCATCTCGCCAATACGACCGCCAAAAGATGCTTCATCAACATTGGCATTCTGGTTATCAATCTTTTTGCCGAGAAGTTTCTCTTCGACTGCATCCATCAGCTCTTTATAATTGCTGCGTGCAATACCATGCAGATATCGGTAATTCATATAAGAACGAGTTGTCTCGTAATAGCCACTCTGCATAAGACGATTCTCAACTGCATTCTGAATCGCTTCTACATCCATAGTAGAGTCAATGGCTGCGATTTCCGATGCAATACTATCACTCAGCTTATGGTCAACAGGATCTGAAGAATCATTCATCGCCTTCTCAATCGCATTTACAATCTTACTTTTATCAAAAGGAACTTTCGTTCCATCACGTTTAATCACATATTTCATGCAATCACTCCTTTAAATTCTAAGGACGACCTTAGAAAACCAAAATGTCATTATCATAGCTAGGAGCATCAACATCACCAGCGGATATTCCCAGTTGTATCTCATTTATGTAAGCCTCTTAAAATTTGACCTCATCAGCATAAACTTTAGAGTTCAGCATCGAATGGTCAACCTTATTAACTCCTTTGTTATTTGGAGACATAGTATCATTATGAACACTCGGAATCACAGCAGTTTCAATGTTTGGAGCATGGATTTCTGGACGGAAAACTAAATCATCCGTATAGTCGGGTTTTGCAAGACGAGGAGTATAATCCGACATCGTAGTCAGCTTATCATTAGCCTCATCAGGAATCTTCTTTAGCGTATTTACGACACTTTCAGCAATCTTCTGCTGTTCCTCTAAAAGCCGGATTTTATAGTCCAAATACCAACGTGCCTTCGTCAAATCTTGAAGTTGAGAATTGCCATCTTTGTGTCCTGCCCGGCTCAAATATTTACCAACATTCCAAAGATAAGCATCCTTGTCCAGTTGCCACTCTCGCAGCACTTTGATAGCCTCATAGGGATTGTCTGCACCGCCGTAATAAGACGGGTGCTCGACGTTCTTCTTAATTTCGTCAAGTGTTTGCATCAATAACCTCCTTGTTTTTTTCAATAGGCTTATAAACATCTGCCAACCGAGGATGACGGCCACAGCAGCCACGACCTTCTGGGCAGAACGGATACTTCGGATTGGCCTCACAGGAAGGAACCATCCAGTTTGCTACTTCGGGACAAACCTGTGCAACTTCCTTCTTCATTTCTGTAAACATCTCGCGGATTTCTTTTTGAGCCCTGGAGCAAAGCCGAAGATGACTCATCTCAATCAAAGCACGAGCGTTCATCGTAATGTAAAACTCTGTACAGCAAGCGTTCGGAAGAACCGCACGGGCGTCTTCGTTTTTGGCGTTGTGATACTTTTTGAGGATCTGATAATCGGTGTCAATGTCAGACATCATATTATCGAAAACATCAGCATCTTCACCGGTAAACGGGTTCACATACTTAAACCCATCCTCACTACAATAACGCTGGCTACGGCAGCTCATGCTAATATGTCGATGACGACTAATCTGTGCCAGAAGTGCTCGGCTTACATCTTTGACGTAGAACGTAAAGTTGATGTGTTCAAGCACAGAATAGTGACCGCTTGCCTTACATCCCTTGGCAATCTTATAATCGTCAGTCATTGAAGAATCGTAACAAATACTCGCAGCTTCCTCCACAATATCCAAAGGATTCTTATCACTTGTAGGAACCACTCGCTGTGTGTACGCGATTAAATCAACAATCATTCAACTCTCCTTAATATTCGTCCTGCCAGTTTTCAGGAATGTCACTCTCGTCAATTACGATACAATTCCTTGGTGCAACATTCGTTGTGTACTTTCCGTCTTGAACTTTAATCATTACGTTCATAATGGCGACAACTTTATGAATACTCCAAAGGACTCCTCGACCTTTTCGAGTTCTAGCTCTAAGCACCATATCGCCAATATGAATCTCTCTATTAAGAATATCGGTTACCATTTAATCCTCCATTACTTTAGAAGTGCAAACTTAAACCAATCCGGTAAACTGGATACTGAAATTCCATATTTAATAAGGTAAGACAGCAACCACAACACAATCATGATTCCGACCGCAATAAGATAATCCTTAAAAATCTTAATGAAAGCGATCCACATCTTAATCCTGTCTTTCATTTACCTCACCTCTTTCAATCAACTCATCCACGGTAACCTCTCCACAGAGAACCTGTTTAAGCTGCTCTTCCGATAACTGATATGTAATCGGCTCTCCACACTCGACAGGATATCGAGCTAAGGTTATATAATACTCTGCAAGGGCTCGTTCCTTACGACCCTGCTCACGATGGTCAATACCAATCATATCGCCCCACCTCCTTCCTCAAATTCTTCACTCTTTCCGGTCACGACATAGACGTCATCTTCGAGATTTTCTTTATCAACAAACGATATTTCTCCTAGTCGCAGGCCGCACTTGTTACTTTCTGGTCTGTTGTCAATTATGTAGAAGTCGCCAGCATCACAAAGAACCTTATACCAGCGTCCTTTCTGCAAAGTGGCTTCTGCCGGGCCCCACTCTTTATAATCCGTCCTGAAGTACATCCTCATTAGGACTCCTTGTAGGGTTCCATATCACCCTTCCAAATCTGAAAATAAGGATGTGCATCAATGCCGTAGACCTGACCCTTCATACCGGTACTGGTAATCTTGTAAGGCTTTCCGTCTTCAAGGCTATTGATAAAGTCCTGATACTGCGGACTCATCTTGAAGAAATCCTTCTTACCCTGAATCCTCTTTACCTTAATAGTGACCTCATCACCAATCTTGGGTTCCCACTCTTCAACTGGCATCCCAGCCAGAAAGTCGGGACCACCGGCCTTTTTGATTCGCCGGGCAAGGATTCGTGCCTTACGTTGCTCTCTGCGCCGGTCTTCTCGATTCATTGAATTACTCATATTCTGTTCCTTTCAGCTTATCAAAGTAGGGATCGCCGTCTCGCTTCTCTAATAAGTTGAGCTCCCCGGCGGAGCCTACAGAATACAAACGAAAATTTTTAAAAATCTCAGCACCTTTAATAGTGGCTAGAGATGTAATTATGTACAATATATTGTGTTCTTCTGTGCCATCTGTAAGTTGAACTTCAAGTCGTTCTTTCTTTGGGATGGCTAGTTTTTTAAAATCATTCATTTTAGTTATTTGGCATAATATAAGCAAGTGCATTTAACTTATAGCAATAAAAAATATCGCAAATAACACTCTTACACCTTTCTTCGGAATCGTATCCTCCAAGAATGATTCCACGCTCACCATTTCCCTGTCTTGCGTAAATATTAAGGCTTGCAGTATCAATGATAGCTATACGGTCAAGATTTACGATTTCTTTGTTTTTCGTTAAAAGTAGCATTTTAAATACCTCACAAATCAGCAAGCTGTGCGGGAGACCAGATATCTGGAATATCCCAATCTTCTTCCGATTTTCCATTATAAATTCCGTAGAAATATCCTTCGGACGGTACATAGATGATTCGTTGCCAGCCATTCATTCCATGTGACTTCTTTGGCTCAAAATCACGAGTCAAAATTTTACGTCCACCACTACTATAAGCAGATGTCTTTGTAGAAATTTCGACACATTTGTTATCCAGAATCCGAAGAATGTGTTTAATTGACTTCTTGGAAAGATTCATAACTTCTCCTTAGCCGTAACTCACTTCATTCTTATCGTTTCGGAATCGCACAAATGTCGGGAATTGCAGAGACTCAAGGCCAGTCTTTTTGTCCATCGTGACCTCTTTGTACTTACATTCCACAATCTTGCCGATGTAATCATCAGGATTTGCCCACACAGCAGCTCTCGTGGAATCATCAAAGCCAGAACCCACTCGAAGTTCGTTACCTTTATAATCAACGACCAGAGCGCCCATCGTACCAGCCAGCCGATTCTGTCCTTCCTCGATTGCAGTAATGCGAAGGTCAACCGTGTAGAAACGCTTAACTTTTAGGCAACCATTGTGACGTTTACGGCGGTATGGAACATTTCGGTTAATAACAAGCCCTTCCCAATCATGCTGAACAGCGTAGTCAAGCCACTCATCAATCTTAGAATGGTCAGTTCCTTCGTAAACCATTTCAACGACTTCAATATTGTCGGTTCCGGTTCTCCAAAGCCTTTCCTTTAAATCTAAGAGACGCTTCTTGCGAACTTCGTATCGTTCAGTGCAGCTATCAGTCAAAAACTGATTTTCTGGAACCATGTCAAAAACAACGAATTTGATGCAACTCTTATCTGCTGTGTCGCTGTTTAAAATCCCTGTGCCAGTTACAAAATTTTGATTATCCGATAGTCCATCCACATTCTTGCGAATCAGTTCTCCGTCGAATACATATCCTAAGTACCAAAGATTTTCAAGATCTCTAATGATATGGTCAAGCCCGGTAAACGCTTGCGCCTGTCTGGAAATCAATTGACCATTGATGTAGGTGCCACGGCATCCATTGAGTTTGCGAGAGGCAAAAATTTTTTCGTTAGGCTTCAGCTTCACCTTATCAATCGGATATCCCTGCTGGACTTCCCAGACAGGAATAATTTCCTCGCCGTATACCTTGTTGATGGTAGCTGCCTCAACGCCAAGCGGAAGATTCTTGGTAAACAGCCGCTTTAGAAACTCTTCGTGCTCGGGATTTTTATGTAAATAGTTCTGGATTGTTGCGATGGATGCGTCAGAACCAGTGTTGTGACCAGCACCCATAATATAAAGGTATCCACAACTGAGATACTGGATATCAATTTCAGGTTTGGCACTCACCTGCTTATTGATTTTTGCATCCGACAGTCCAGTTACGATTGCCGGATCAAGCAAGAATCGGAAGAAGGCCATCAACTCGTCAGCTTCAGCCCCAAAATTCTTTCGTGCATCCAGCAAAATTCTGGTCTTGTCCGTCTTTTTCTTCGTGCTCTGCAATGCCTTTACCATCGCATCGAGCTTACCTATGAGCTCTTTATCTGTCATAAAGCCTCCTTGCGTATCCTGTGTTATATAGTTATAATGAATAAAGAAAGGCTTGCCATTACGAGCAAGCCATTTCTTTCTCGTATCCTGTATTATGTAGCTAAAGAGAGAATTTTAAGCCTCCGAGATGGAGACTTTTTATAGCTATATTATACAGGATACTCATATAATTGTCAATGCTTTTCTGAAAATTCTTTCCGTAAAAATTCCTTCAAGAACGTCCGCTTGTATGGAACTCTCGAAGTCTTTACCGCCCGATCAAGAACATGAGTTTCAGCACAAATCACACAATACTTCTTAGCACGAGTGATGGCCGTATAAAGCCATTCCCTCGTCAACATCAAGTATGCAGAGTTGTCCATACCGACAATAACATACGGAGCCTCACTGCCCTGTAGTTTATGGCAGCTCAAAGCATACGCAAGTTCAAGCGTTGCCCAGATGTTATTTCCACCAAAGTAATGAGGAATAAAGATTGTGCCCCACTGGTCAAAGTCAACCAGAATAAAACTACTCTCAATCTTTCGGATAATGCCACGGTTTCCGTTGAACACCGGACACTTCTCCTCTTTTTTCTTTGTCTTGAGATTGTATGTGTGAAGCTCATAGTTGTTCTTGTTGATGATGACCTGATCACCCTCACGCAGAGTATACACTCTATCCTTGCCATCACCATAGATGGAGATCTTCGCTTCGATCTGACCACGACTCGGATTCACAATTTCCTGAATAGCGTTATTCACCTCGTAGGTGCAAATACTACCACGGAGCTTCTGCGGAAGTACAATCTGAATCTTTGCACTGTCATTCCCTACCTTATTATATAAGGTACGGTATTGATTGATGATGTGGTTAAACGACTCACTTGCGTCTTTATAGATATCAAGCTCCAAATCACGAAGTTCACCACGAATCTCACTACCAGCCCAGCCATAAGGCACCAATTGCGTAGCGTTACGAACCTTAATGCTCTCCGTGATAATTGCAGACTTGGCTGCCTGACGATGGATCTTAGTCAAACGAGCCACAGGAACAACCTTAGATGCAAGCATATCCTTGAAAATGTTACACATACCGATGCTCTCAAGCTGTCCGTCATCACCAATCATGATGAATCGCTTTCCGGTCTCGATAGCCTGAATCAAATCGTAAAACAATTGAGCGCCAACCATGGAGGTCTCATCCAGAATGATGATATCTTCATCCAGAGGATTGTCTTTATCGTGAACAAACCCACCGTTCTCGATGTCATATCCAAGGAGACGATGAATCGTCTTTCCATCCTGACCAGTAATCTCCTGCATACGAGCGGCAGCACGGCCAGAGAGTGCAGTCTGTGCAAAAGACTTACCACGAAGAACTTTTAAGACACCAGCGACAACGGTACTTTTGCCAGTTCCGCCGTAGCCTGTTAAGATACAGACGTTGCTAGAGCACACCTTTTTAATGGCATCTCTCTGCTCTTCGGTATACTCGATGCCAAGCGCATTTTCAGCCTCATTGATTGCTGCATCCATATTTCGACCAATCAGCTCAACAGGAGCATCCGCCAGACGCTTGATTTCCTTCGCAATACTATCTTCCAGATTCCACACTCTAGTTAAAGCAAATTCCTGACGGTCATCGCTCCACCAAAGTGTTTCACGTACATCATGCAGATGAAAAAGTGCCCTCTTGATGACCTCTTGATCTCCCTCGTCCAATTCAAGTTCCTTGATACAGCTATTGATTGTCTGGTTTGCCGGGATAATAGAGTTACCTTCTTCAGCACGGGCGGCAAGAAAATGCATAACGTAAGCTTCGATTCTGAATTGCGAATTGTGCTTTAAGCCCATATTTAAAGCAAGAGCGTCAGCTTTTTTCCAGCCGATGCCATACGCATCATCAATCAAGACATAAGGATTCTCCTCAATCTTTTTTACCAAAATGTCTGCACCGTGATACTGACGAACAAGCTTTTCAATAGCACTAGGGGTCAGACCGTACTCAATTAGCTTTGTGTACGCCTCACTGTTATCAATGTTGTTTTCATAAGCATCAATGATCTTTTGAGCTCGGCCTTCCGTAATACCACTAACAGTGCAAAGCGATTTGATATCACCATTCTTGATAATCTCATACGGATTTTCGAATGCTTCATAAAGCATCTCAAACTGATGGTCGGTCAGGATATAATGGAGAAAGCTTTTCTGTTCTTCCGGGTTAGTAATCTCTTGAAACTCATTCATGTAGATAATTTTATACTGATCACCAAACTTTTCATGATGAACATATTCACCACAGAACGAATAAGTTTTATTCATATCGAGGCTAGGAACGTTGCCTTTTAGCCGGAGGTCGCTGTATCGGCTCATAATAGGATTTCCCTGCTTGACTTTTACCACCTCGGCAGAGAAAGTGGCGAAGCCGCCGGGCTCCACCTCCTTCCCATCTTTCGGATAAAAGACTCGTTTTATCCTGATGTAACAACGGATCATATTTTCATTAAATTTCTTATCTGCCACTTTACAACCCTCTTACGCTATCTCTCTATCTCGCAGCCACTGCTTGTATGGCTTCATCTTCTCAACAATGTACGAATTTTCTTTTCTCTTGCAAAGGATTGCAAGATCGCTACCCTTTGAAATCAGACTTGAATATCGTGCATACTGAGATGCCCAACAAATCATTTCGACAATACCACCTGTCGTGTAAACATGTAGGTATGCAAACTGGTTGCCACGTTTATCCTTCTTTTTTTGGATATCTACGATGACACAAATAACAGTTGCCTTACCGCCATCCTCTACAGTATCAAGACCAGCATCAATATAGGTGCAAGCATCCTTAATGGGATTGCTAGTCAAGAACATTGAAAGGGTTTCAAATTCCCACATGTGCTCGTCTTGCATATACTTTTCAGCAAACGCCTGCATAAAGGCATTCCGCTTTTTGTCTTTTTCTTTCTTCCGATTCCATGAGTCCGCTTCCCAGCGCTCCCTTCTTACCTTATTATATAAGGCGAGTCTGGTAGGTTTGTCTTTAATAGAATCTGTGTCAATTCCGTATTCATCTTTGAGAATAGAGATCTTGGGGAGAGATGCCATTTCGTGGAAACCTTTCTCTTTATACTCGTTCTCAAAAACCATATTTGCAAAAGTGATTAAGATTTTTCTCTTGTCTTTTGTTGGAATAGCTCCCGCCTTAATCAACTTGACAACGTTTGAAGTGCCAATCTTGCCACCGTTTGCTCTCTGAACAAAGTCTGCCAATCCAGAATATGGACGGTCTGCAATCACCCCTGATGCGACACTCTCACCCATTCCTTTAATGGCTTTCAAGCCAAACAGAATTGTGTGCTTTTCTGCATCGGCCTTAAATTCCATATCAGACTTGTTAACACTTGGAGGAAGGACCCGAATATGTAGACGGTCACATTCATTGATGAACACACCCATTTTGCCAGAATCATCTTCTTTAGTAATCATACACGCAGCCATGAAATACTCAGTATAATGAGTCTTCAGGTATGCTGTCAGGTAAGAAAGAAGTCCATAAGCAACTGCGTGGCCCCGGTTGAAGGAATAAGAAGCCTGTTTCAAGATCAATGCCCACATCTCAGAGATCTGATAATCGTTCCATCCTTTTTTGTGAAGACCATCTCTAAACTGGACCTCCAAGGATGCCATAACATCTTTCTTTTTCTTACCAATTGCACGACGAGCATTGTCAACCTCAGTTTCAGGGAATCCTGCATAACGAAATACTGCCAGAGCCTGTTCCTGATAAAGAAGAATGTACTGAGTCTTGGCAAAAAGCTGTTTGATATCAGGATGAAGTAGTTTGATAGTTTCTGGGTAAAGCTTATTGGAACAATACGTCGGGAAGCTGTCCTTAGTACCAGGGCGGTTTGCTGCATTCACAACAATGATATCCTCGGCGTTGTCACATTTTGCTTCAACACACATCTTTCGAGCTTCAGCAGACTCCATCTGAAAAATACCAATTGTGTGTCCAGACTTATAAACTGCGTCGTAGACTGCCTTATCGTTTAGGTCGAGATGGTTGATGTCAACATCCTTCCAAGTTAGACCGGCCATCTTTAATGTGTCATCAATCGTGTCCAAATTTTCAAGACCAAGAAAATCCATCTTGACCAACGATAAGTCGTCCATTGCATTGTGCATTTCAAGCTGACACATCTGATTACCTTCTCTATCCATACAGAGAGGACAATATTCAATAACAGGCTTAGGCGTAATCAAAGTTCCTGCAGCATGGCGACCCATACTCTTCGGTAAACCTTCAAGTCGCATAACGTACTTAAACCACAGAGGAAACTTATCATACACATTAGAAAGCTGCTCGCTTTTTCCAAGAATGTCCTTCAATAGAACTTCCTTCTCAACTTCTTCTCCGAGATCATCCAATGTTTTCACGGTCGGAATCAACTTAGCAACTTCATTTCGCAATTCATACGGAATCTGCATATAATATGGGCTTTCTGGATCTTCGTTCAGTACCTTGCCAATATCCTTAATGGCAACCTTTGTAGACAGAGAATTAAAAGTTGCGATTGGTGCTACACTCTCTTTTCCAAAAAGCTCTTCTGCAATAGAAACAAGTTCTTTGCGACGACGACGGCTAATATCAAAGTCGAAGTCTGCGAGACTCTTACGACCTTTATTTGCAAAACGAGAGAAGTCAAGATCCCAACGAACAGAATCAATCTGCGTAACGTTTAACATAAATAGACATAGACAGTTTGCACCAGAACCACGAGAATAGCCGCGAGGGATACCTCGTTCATCAGCCACCTTGCAAAGCATATATAGCATAATGAAGTAATCGATGTAGTCAACGTATTCAAGAACGTCAAGCTCCATCTCAATTCTATCCCGCCGGGTTTGCTGTTCTTCTTTACTCATCCATCCGAATTTTTCATCAAAAGTAGAATAAACGAGGTAACGCAGGTAATCCAGATGCGAATCAAATTCACCTTCAATTTTCACTTCGGGCATCTGATTCGGCTGACCGAGGCCAATGTCAATATTATCAATCATATCTGCAATCTTCACAGACATTGAGCAGCCTTCTCGGATGAAGTCTTCATCAAACTGCTTTGAAAGTGTTCTCAGCACATCGTCTTCGGTCTGAAGATAGCAGTCAACATAACTTTCTCCAACTTCTCGTCCTTCTCCAATTTCTACAAAAACTGAATGTGCATCAACATCTTCCTTGGAAAGCATATGAGCATCAGTTGTAATGGTATACGGAATATTGTACTTTTTGATAAAAGCTGCAATTTTGGCATTAGCTTCAGCCTGATCTGGCGTATCATGAGACTGAACTTCCATAAACACGTCATCAAAGATCCATTTCAGTTTGTTCCATAACTGCCATGCTTCAGTCTCGTTGCCATCAACAAGTAATCTACTCATTCGACCAACTTGACAGGCTGTAAGACAGATGATACCTTTACCCCACTCATTCTGTTCAATAATATTCAAAGAAGTTCGAGGCTTTTTATACATACCATCAACGCAAGCATTTGAAACGATCTTAAATAGATTTTTTAAACCGGTCTCGTTCTTTGCTAGTAAAACAAGATGGTAACGAGGTTGTTTATAGTCTTTTGTATCGGCTTTCTCTGCCTGATTATCTACTTCATAGACTTCACAGCCGATGATAGGCTTAATACCTTCTGCTTTGCAAGCCTTAACTTGGTCAACGAAAGAGTGCATCTTGCCATGATCCGTAACAGCAATAGCCTTCTGACCATTCTCTTTGGCAAAGTCTACAAGTTCCTTGACGGTAAGAATAGAGTCAAGTAACGAACCCTGCGCTGTATGTACATGAAGATTTACAAAATTATCTGACATCTATTCTCCTTTCACCATTAAAACTGATTGCGTTCCTTCAAGCGCTTAATCCAACGCTTGCGCTTCTCGTTAGCAATCTCATTCGCTTTCGATGTAAACGCCAAGATGCAATCCTCGTCATCATCATAGTATGCGTAGATACAGTTCAGCACATCACCGAATTCTTCTACGAGGTTTTCATAAGCCTCGTTAATGCTTACAGGCGTTGGGTTCTTCATATCGATTGCACGATAAAACTTTATTGCAGCTTTCGACAGCTCAGAACCTTCCTCACCCATCTGAATGAGGATTTCCTTGCCATCAATATAATCAAGCACTCGTAAATTTTTATCTTTGATCATTCTGTCTGCTCCTTATCTTCGATGGACACTCTCAAAGTTACAGTCTTACCGTCCTTTGTTGTCCATGTGTATCCACCAAAAGTTCTATTGTTGAACTGAGCTTCAGAAAGAAGCCAATCACGAACTGCCTCGATAGCTTCATCTGTGACACGAGTTTTATCTTTCCACTCAGTTCCATTCTTTTTAATAGTTCCTGCGTAAATACCAAACATACCACAGCTCACATGATATTCACTCATCACTCTTCACCTTATCTCCAAATTTAATAACGTCATCAAAAAGCATCACATAGTCATTAGTGTATTTATTACCATGAAAATGGCCGAAGTACCAGAATGGTTTACAATCGTTAGGATAGCATTCGTATATATTATCAAAGAATATTTCAGTTGACTGGTCTACTGTGCTTTGATCAATACCACCGATAAACAATTCAGTTGGAATGAACCGGAATGGACAGGTATGCGTGAGCATAACATCAATATCATCGATTTGAGGGTCATGTGTAATATTCCAAATCTTTTTCTTAGTCTTCTCATTAGGCTGTTCATCCGGCCACCAGTTCCATCCACGTTCCAACCGATAATATTTATCTACAGAATAGGCTCCGCCGCAAACAAGACAGTTTAATACTTCCCTATCAGCAAGAATTTGATAGACTTCGCCATCAATAGCAAAATACTGATTTGGATAATGTGGGTCATACCACACATTACCACAAATATCTCCACTGATTTCCTTTGTCCTATAACCATCCTTACGAGACGGGCGGCGCTCGTGGTTGCCATGAATACAAAACAGATTTGCAGGAATATCTGCGGCGATAGTTTTTATACTCCATTCGCGAGGGTCGTCCTTGCCGTAATAGTTCAAACCGACATCGCCAAGGCAGACAATCCAGTCATTCTTTCCAAGATTGTGTTCATGGCAAAACTTTTCCAATTCTAAAAACCGATTAAAGTCACCATGAATATCGCCTGTAATGTAAACCATATACTCACCTCACTCAAAATCTTCTTTATCAATCACATAAGTTCGTGGATAAAACCTATCGTTTCTATCACCGAAAATATCAACAAAGTAGACTTTAACAATCTCAAACTCACGATTACACTCTTTGCTTTTTAGCATTTTAACTGCATCTCTTGCATTTTCAGCGTAGATTTCTCTGTGTAAGTTGTGATATTTCTTGAGCGTATAATTATATGTACGGTAATCAATTTTGTAATATCTATATCGTCGTTTTTCCATTTTTCATTCAAAATCAAGAACAATCATATCTCCCATACCTTCATAGAAAACATGATCCATCTTAAATTTCTCACTAACCGATCCGTGGTCAGTTTCGATACAAATCTCCCAATCTGGATGCTGCTCTGCAAATTTATCAAGAATATGAGTCAATTCATCCGGTTCAATAATATGAGCACCATCATTTAAAATCTGATTAAATGCTGTGCCTTCCCGAAGTAGTTCTAAATCTGCAATAGTATGTGCAAGTGATTGATGTGCTTTGTCAAGCAAATTTAATGGCAAATCGTAATTATCCACTTTATTCATTATCAATCAACTCTCCATTCTTTACAACTTTAGCTTTATCGTCCCAATATTCATCAGCTCCAACCTTTCTAGGAGCAGTGCCAAAATGCTCTTTCCACTCAGGAAGACTCTCATTGATTGCATCAAACTGAATACCCCAATCAAAGCAAGCCTCCATTGCATCATACAAAAGCTTTCCTTCACGGCAAGTCCAGAGAATCAGACCAGCACCGTGCTTCTGTTCCTGAATTGCTTGATAAATGACATTCCAGTTTGGCTCACCAATATCGGGATAATTATTCTCACAGAGAGTGCCATCAAAGTCGATGGCAATAGCACGCTTCAGATTTCCCATATCAAATCACCTCAAAATCAACAATCTGTGCCTGCGGAGTCACCTTGTTTCCATACTGATTCAAAGACAACCGGCATACAGCATTGATGTATTTTTCTTCTTGACCACCATAGAAGTCATTGTTAATCCAGCCAATCATCCGGCCATTGTCATTAAAACACACAAAATCAATGCCTTTTTCTTCGTCAGAATACTTCCACATATTGCCGTTCTTGCCCATCGGAGCACATCCACTATGAATCAGCGGAATATTTTTAATGTAGAAATACGGCTCGGAAATTCCTTGTGCCCAGATTTTGTGCATCTCATACATCGTTTTCGGCAATGCAACGTTCAATTTATTGTAATCAAAATCAAAGTCAACCACGATTGCCTTACTCATAGTGACATCTTTAAGCAGTTCATCACAGTCTGCAATAGCCTTTGGCACGTTTTCTTTCTTGATTTTCACACCAGCAGCATTGTCGTGACCAAGAACCGATTCAAAATCTCCGGTGCTCATCAAGAATTCCTTTAGGCTTTCAATCGGAGAACCGTCAGGATTTCTCATTGAACCACCATAATAGTCCGGTTCATCAGTAAAAGTACGAAGCAACACACACGGTTTTGCGTACATTTCAGCCAGCTTGATTGCTACAACACCGGTCAGAGTGTTATCAAGAATACCTGTAGAGTTACAGAAAAGAATCTTATTCTGGTCTGCACCGTGCTTTTCAATTAACTTCTGAAGCTCTCCAACAGCCTTGTCCTTGATTTTATTCTGCTGATACTTGCAAGAGGAACACTCACGAGCCACATGCTGCGCCAGAGTTTCATCAATCGTGACACCAGCATTCTTACCACGAGTCGGAGTATACTGGAATGTCTGTTCTTCACCGACCATCGCACGGAACATCCGCTTTTTTTGCTCAGATGCGCCAACACGAATCAATGCGTTCATCATTGGAACAATGTAGAACTGAACATCATTGATAGTCGGGTCGCCCTTGATATTGAAACTATTTGCCTCAATCAGAGCGCAAATCATCGGATTTACAATTCGTGCAAGACCTTTCGTGCAAAGACGTTTTGTCTCGTGTGAGTGCATATCCATGACATCACCAATGTTTCCGACAGCAACCAGATCAAGATATCGGTCTGCAACATCAGTCCAATTATATTCATCAACAGCCTGAAGAAACTTATACACCACGCCAGCGCCAGATAATTCCTTATTAGGATATGTACCGTTCTGGTTGTTGACAATTACTGCGTAAGGGTTTTCTCTATCACAGATATGATGGTCAAGAATTAAAATATCAATGCCCTTTTCACGGAGTTCCTTACACTGCTCAACGTCGTTGCTGCCAGCATCAGGAATAATCAGCAAGGTAGTTTCAGGTGGAACCTCAATTTCTTTAGAGAGTCCATGTTCCTTGCCACTATGATACAGAACATTGATTTTTCCAAAATAACCAATCGTCTTCAAATACTGAAACATCATTGCAGCACTTGTGAATCCATCCACATCACAGTCTACAAGGATAGAGATAATAGACTTATTCCAGATATGTTTGTTCAACAGCCTGACAGCATCTTCCATGTTGTCCAGTTCCCACGGAGAATTCAAGCAAGAATCATCCAGATCCATGTAGGTCTTATAATCCTTGACTCCTCTATTCTCCATAATCGTTCCAATTGGATCTGATAGGTCGTTCCTACTCCCCTTCCAGAGTTTTACATTCATTTAATTCTCCTAACACAATTCTCAATCAATGCCTTAAATTTTTCAGGATTGTCAGTCGGGGCTTCCTTTTCATCCAGAATCCCCTTATCATCTACTACAGCATACACACTTACGCCATCGACAAATCGATTGGCGAGAACCATAAGCTCACTAATCTGAACGTCTTTATCAAAGACAAAACAAATATCAACGCAAAGACGTGTTAAAATTTCAATTTGATTTTGTGAAACCTTCTTACCGCCAGTCGCCACACAGTTGAAGACATCCATATTCCACATCTGCATAACAGACTTTTCAGCCTCACCAACATATACCAGACCTTTATTCTTGATATAAGGCTCTGTTTTGTACAGGCCATACAGAATACGGTTTCTGGCACACGGCTCAAGATACAGATACTTCAATTCACCTTCGGGCGGCTTACCGAAATATCTTCCTTTTACACCAACCAGAGTACCAATTTCGTCTCTGATTGGAATCGTGATTCTATTTGTCAGCTCATCAAAGCCAATCTCGAACTCTTGCTGTGTCTCGTAAGATATCCCATCGTTAGCAAAAATCTGGTTTACATGAGGCTTATAATAACCGAGGATAGCTTCAGAGATGGGGACTATCGGACGGTCGTCCTCGTGTTCTTCACCTTCATTTTGCATTGCGATGAGTTCTTTTAAGATCAACATACTTTTAGGAAGGTCTTCCTCAAAGTTGTGATAGTAGTCAAGCCCAACCCATTCACAGATTTGCTTAATGGCTTTTGGGAAAGACAGTTCCAGAAAAAACTGGACGACAGAAATCAAATCATAGCTGGTCTTTCCATTGGCAATGTCTCGTGTGTAATCTACCGCAGTAAGATTTTCATTCTCGTAAATACAGAGTGCCGTTCTATTGTCGCCATCTGGATTCGCACACTGGTAATATCCAGCTTTGTGACTAATATGATGACAACCAAGTTTCTCCAGAATCGGTTCAATCTGCTGTTCTTCAAGAATGTAATTTTTCAGATCTGCGATATTTACCATTGTAGTTCCTTACTTTCTGGTGCAGACACCGACCTCTTTCCAGACATTCTGGTTCAAATTCACTTCAAACATGATTTTCTTCTTTTCGCCAAAACGGTTCTTGTCGATGTTTCCAATGTAATACCGCTTATCTGGATTCAGCCGATGGGCACAGTCACCGCCCCACTCAGGGTCATGAGAAATGTATTGATACTTCACAAACTTATCTTTTGGAATCTCCTTGAATAGAACCATCGTCCAAGCAACATGCTTAATCATTTTTGACTCAGCAATGTTGTTTGAATTCAGCTCATCAGGAAGATACTCATGGGCATTTTCAGCCAACTGGATGCTACCGTAGATAAAGATCTTCAGATTTTTCGCAATCTCTTCAAGCTCGGTGGCCGTGACCTTGAACGCTGCCCATTCACCAATAGATGCAATGTCGTTCTTTAGAGTATCGTAGAACACATACTTAACTCCCTGAGTGAGAGCTGCTTTCTGAATTTCAAATCGCAGGGACTTATCACTGTAATCGGCAGAGACATCCTTTGCGATAATCAAACCCTGTGATTCATTCTCGATCCACTGGCAAACATCGAGAACATTGCGATACTCTTCGCTCTCCTCGTAGACACGAGCAGTGAACTCATCAATGCTTTCTATGTACTCTCCATCCTCATTTTGTTTTCGGAAGATGAAGTTCCCGTTTACATCACGGTACATTCCAAGTGTGATTTCTCGTTCATCCTTATGAAAACGATGGCCATGCAGCTCTTGAAACTCAGGATTATTGATAGCAGTGACCAGTAAGCAGTACCGGACGGATTCAAGATCCATCTCGTTTAGCAGCAGAAGTGCCTTTTGCTTCTGAACCAATGTGACGTATGCAACAATCGCCATCATGTATCTAGTCTTGCCAGCGTTAGATGGCATACCATTGAACATCACAGTGCCCAGCTTCAATCCTCGGAACAAATCATTCATGATAGGATACTGGAACGGCAAGCCCATATCAGGAACACTCAGACGTTCATTAACCATTGGCAGCAGACCATTATTTAAGATCTCAGCATCATCGTTTGTGATGATAACCGTATTGATCTTGTCGGCCTTGCCACGAATCAATTTGTAAATGTCCTGAGCACCAAACATTTCAAACTGTCGATGCTTCAAAATTCCTTCAATGTTAAATCCGTTTCTCTGATATTCACGAAGTAGCGAATATTTTTTCAGGATATTGAAGTATCCCTTGATGTCATCGTCATTTGCAAGGCTCATGTAGTATTCAATGGTTGACCAGCCCTTCAGCCGCTTGTATTGGGACAATCTGGACTCATCTTCAGCCATAAACGTTAAAACAGATGTTTTATTGAATTCTTGCGTCCGAGTTTCGTAAATAATTAACGCTGCATCGTAGAAAAATTTTGTTGCTTCATCGGCAAAATCGTACTTGCTCTTGACATAATGTCCATACTCGACCAAATAGTCAGGATGCTTGTAAATTGCGCCAACAAATAGAATTTCGTTCGGGATATTTGAAATGAGTTCCACTCATCCACCTCCCTCGTGCTTTTATATCTCATCGAGAATTGCATTTATATCAATTTCATTCTCGTTTTTGTTCTGTTTTGGTACTGTTTTCATCCGTTTCAGTACCGTTTCCGTCAAGTTTTCCTTTGTTTTACCTTCGCATTCACTACGAATCGAAGCTTGTCTTTCTTTTTGTTCGAGATAACTCGGATATTGTGCCAGCAAAACAGCCAAGTCATAATTCCATCGCTGACTCATATCAAAACCTTTTGCTTCTTTCTCGGCAATTATTTTATCTAGTCGGGGTTTCGCTAAAACCCACATATCGTAAAGTTCTAGCGGAGGAATCGAACCTCTATATTTGTAATAATTACCGGAAATCAACTGCGTAAGTTTCGAGTAGAAGCTACCCGGAACAACCGCCGGGGCGTATGTATCTCGAATATGGTCGAAAAGAATCTTTTTTTCTTCCTGTTTGATATGTGCAAGCTCACGATTGTGGTCTTGTTCTCTCTTTTTGGAAAGAAGATCATCGACCTTTTTATCCGTAGCGGGCTTCACTTTGTCAAAAAATGCCCTTAGCAGGTCATCTGTCCAAGGGCGTTTTTGATTTTTCTTTTTTTCTACAAAACAATCCTTATGGCAAAAGCCAGTCTTGTCGTAGAAAAACGTGCTACGGTCTCGCTCGATGAAAACATTCTTCCCGCAAATCATACATTTACGGGTAAGCTCCATTAAGCCAGTTCCTTCTCCATGATTGCGGCAACCTTCTTCAGTTCCTCGATATCAGTCATGGAACGGAATCGAGTAGACAAGCCAGCTTCCTCAACCGCATTCTTTGCTGCGTTTTTCTTAATCGGAGATGCATCAGACAACATCTTGCTTAGATTGGCCTTTAGCTCATCAAGCGAAAGTTCTTTCTTTACATCAGAAGATTCTTCAATTTCATTCTCATCAAGACCAAGATCACGCATATTCAGCTTGATTTCAGTCTTGACTGCATCGCTCAGTCCGTTTTTAATAACGAAATCCTTATTCTTTGCACTATTAGAGATAAGGCTTTGGTATTCCAGCAAGGTAAGATCTTCAACAATTTCTTCGTCTCGATGCACATCAGATCTGTCTTTAACGAAATAAGCAAGATGCGCACCGTTCTGTTTGTACAGACGAATTTCAGTATCAACATTATGACCCTGACCTTTAAATCCATCAGGAATCTTTCGACCAGTCGATACGCTGACAGAAGAACCATTCACAATCTTGTTTTCAGTCTCGTCCTTTTCGCGGCAGACAACAACATAATGAACACCAGTTGCATTCAGATCCAGAATCAAAGACTGCCCCTTAAAATTCAACTGCTGGTAATCCTTCAGCTCCATACCAGCGCCCTCAATCTTGACTGCCTTTTCATCGCCAGTCAAACCTTGTGCGTTTGCTTTTACTTTTGCACGCTTTTTCGAGAATTCCGAAAGCCCCTGCTTACAAGTAAGGGTCAAAATATACGTGGAATCAACAACAATCGCATCAGCACGGAATGGATTACCATCCGCATCGAGAATTACGCTTCCATCCGAATACTCAAAGTCTTCATCGTCAGCAACAGTCTTAATGAAATCCTGTACCTCTGCGAGAGACTGCGTATATACAACAAGCAGGTTTTCAGGATCAACACCGTTTGCCTCAAGTTCCTCTGTGTAATTGTCAACAGAGCCATTCTCGGTATCAATATATAAAACACGAAATGGACGGCCATCTGCATTCTTCAAATAACACATCTGCATAGCCAGACGAGATTTCCCAGTACCCTGTTCGCCATAGACAAGAATCTTAATTTTCTTGCGAATGGCATTTGCCTTACGAATCATAGCCATATATGTAAATTCCTCCGTTTTTATTAAAATTATTTATCGCACCTACGGCATTTATTTTAGCATAAATACGATAAAACTTTTCTTTTATTAAACTTTCAAACACTCATACCATGGATCACCAGTCTCAACTGCATGAGCAATATAATCCAACTGGCGGGTAATGCTATCCACACTATCAGCCAGAATATCCTTACACCCTACCGGAATAGCATTATCATTACATTCCGCATAAGCTATAGCTTCTTCAATAATCTCAGGATGCGTAGTAAACAAAATAGACATCATGGGAGAATCTTCTTCTGGCTCTTTTTCAAGCGTCTCAATATAAACAATGTAAAACTTCATGCCATTATAGGCAGTATATTCAAGAGTATTTTGCATAACTAGCCCTCTCTGTATCCTGTATTACTTAGCTAAGACTAAAAATTACAGTCCCCAGTCATCTTCTTCCTCGTTTACAGGAGTTGCAGTAGACTTGTTAGAATCACCCCACCAAGAAGTGTCGTTCTCAGCGGCCTTACCGTCGAAGTCCTTCTTTGCCTGAGCATTGGCAGCAATCTTTGCCCGTGCCTCGGAGATATTGTCCTCAGTGTAAGTGGGCTCTGCATCCTTCTCGCCGGGGTTCGGATCAAAGGAGTCAGGATTAACACCCTCAATATACAGCTTGCGAACCGCCGGAGTGCTCTGGCGCTTCATCTTGTTGGGACCACCCCAGATATTCTCGGTCTCAACTTCCTCAACCTTCTGCTGATTAACGATAGGACCAAAGCACTCAAAACTGGTATAAGACTTCAGACGCTTACGAATAGAGTCTGCCAGAACCTTATTCTGAGCGTTTGCCTTATAGTCAATAAAGAACTCGGCATCTTCGATGGTGTTGTAGTTCACAATCTTGGCATCAACAACTACTTCATCATCCTCATCGCTCTTGCGGCAACCAGTGTACACAATGGTCTGAGTGAACAGAGCCAGTTCCTCAAAACCCTCTGCATCGAAGTCGATTTCCTTAGAACTCAGCGACACCTGAGTAGGAACAAAGCGAATCTGGTGCTTACCATTGTAAGTGCTGTACTCGATGTTACCACGAACATACACGTTATCGCCGTCGTGCAGGTTCTCAGAAATCTCCTTGGTTGCATCGAAGTCGGTCAGAGTCTTGTTATCATTGACGACCTTACCAGACTCATTTGTCTTCTTGGTAACACCGACCTTAACGCCAATCATATCATAGCCTTCCGGTGCAACATAAGTCAGACGATCCTTCCACGCGACTTCCTTCTTATCCTTCTCGATGCCCTTGTCCTTATCGGCACGGCGGAAGAAGTAAACCTTATCACGAGGCATACCAGCCAGATCAACATAGAAAGTATTTTCGTTGGAAGTCTGAACGCCAAAGCTCAGAACACGGCGCATAGCACCACTCTTGGTCTCCTTCTCGTTATAGAAGTTGCTACGCTGGGTGCCTGTGACCTTACCAGCCATCTCAAAAGAACCACGGGTCTGAGGAAGATTAAAAATTCTATCTGCCATATCAAGTCTCCTTTATGTAATTTTATTTCATTGATAATCACTTATGTTTCTTTTTATTGTCTTAAATCAATTCACGTACTATTCATTCTATGTATTGTCCTCCGTCTGGCTTATTGATGGCTTATATTTCATACGGCACTCGCCGTTAGAAATCGTCCTTTAAGGGATTATGTACAAACATTGCGCCGAGCACTATTGGGAGCCGTTCTGAACACTCAGGACACAAATCAAAACTCAAAAACGAACCATCAAGCTGGCTACCATAAGAGTATTGATGCTCAAAACTGATTCCCTGCTCGCTACCTATCGACTTGATTTCACGACCACACCAGTTACATATTTTCTTACATGTGTTCATACGGCATCACCCCATTTTTAATATTCTCTATCACGGAACATCTTAGATTGAGCACGAGTCAGTCTATTATTCCGGCCATACTTAGGTCTGAATGCGGACTGTAGCTTGTTGTTTGCATATTCGAGGTCACTCTCCAGAATCTTCGCAGCTTCTTCAATGTAATCTCGAATGGCGCAATACTGGTCGTTGTTGATGCAGTGCGTCTTTAGGTAATCAAGCATATCGACTGCCTGATTTTTCAAAAGAAGCGTATCTTCAAGCTGTGTCTTGCGCCGTTGGAAGAAATCTATATTCAACTAAACATCTCCTCCTTCTTTTCAGTAAACCTGCTCCAATCCATCTTGCGATGACAATCAGAACATTCACACTCGAACTTTTCCAGCTTCGTCACACAAAACGGACAGAGATACGTGTTCTTCTCCTTCTGAAAGATAGGACTTGCCGGAAGGCTCAAGGAACCGTGGTCGATAGTTACATTGATAGGAATTTTGCTGTTCATTAGGTCACCTATTATTTGAATTAGCCTTTTATGAGATTTTTTTATCGAGTTTCCGTAACTCTAACTTACTTGGAAGAAAATTTCTACAGAAGTACGCACTTCCAAACGACACTCCCTCAACAGGGCTGTCAGTATGTTCAGGGTCCATAAATCCGATTCGAGAATCAAAACACAGCATCTGTACATCATTTTTGAAGATGTCAAATCGTGTCTTACCCTGAATACTATTTGCAGGAAGTAGTAGAGCAAACGGCTTTTCAAGCTCATAGGCTCTACGCAATACTTCATCCTTCCTACTAAAAGGAGGATTTGAAATCATAACATCCCAACGCTCTGGTTCATATGTAAAGAAATCTTGCCCGTTATCAATGTGGCTACATTCTACCTTGTACCCAGCATCTCTGAATACCTTCACAAAGGAAGACCATTCTTTATCAAACGGACACCAAATCACAGCTTTACTCGACGGGGGGGTGAACTCAAGCAGTGGAACAACCGCATAAACCGGTGTATATCGCTCATCACCTGATACAGATCGGTCAGCTGTAAGATATCCTTTGTTTTCTGGCATCAATTCACCTCATTTTCAATGTACTCTGAAAATTGTTCTGCGATAGCACGAGCAATCCCATGGAAGGTCTTAGCTCTATTCTTTGCATCCTCACCACGTTTAGCTGCGCCACGATTTCTTACATTGCCTTTATTGGCCGAAGTTCCACAAGGGCAATACGGACCCTTCGGTTCAACCGCTTCAACCGGAACCAGATTAGGAAGACCTTTCAGCCATAAACAGGTCTTCTTTGTCCATGGATGGTCCTTACCATAAAATTCATATGGCTGAATCATCTGCGATGGTTTTGGCATTTCATAAACAGCACTCGGAATTGGATTCTCAACACAAATGTGTTTGATCGGTGCGTTGTAAAACGCCATAAAGAATTCCTTAGCTTCTAATCCCTGTTGATACCGTTCTTGATTCAATTTGTGCCCAGCCCACAACCATCGTGCGCCAGCGTTTGATAAATATGTACACGGAGGATGTGCAATCAATAGATCCCACTGCTTAACATAGTGTTGTGTGCCGTCCATTGTGACTATCTGCCCACCCTGTAAAGCTGCCAGTGCATTACCCAAAATATGCCACTCTGGGTGACCACCGGACGGAGGTTGAATATCACAAGAATACGCTTCATGACCAAGCAATCGAAATGCTTTACAAACTTCCTGTGATTCCTCACAGGCAATTAAAACTCGTAAGATTACAACTCCCCCTTTAGTATCCTGTGTAATATAGCTAAAACTTTAAAAATGAGCGAAAAATAATAGACGTATTAACGTCATATTATTCATTCGCTTATAAAACAAAAGTTCTAGCAGGTTTTATGTACGCCCTATCGGGCTGGTGGGACGTAAGGGACTCGAACCCCTGTGAGGTGTTATTCTCATCACCCGGTTATGAGCCAGGAGCTTTAACCAACTAAGCTAACGTCCCATGCAAACGCCGACTTTCATCGGCGCGATGCCAGTGAAGGAATCGAACCTTATCTCTCGGTGTTTCCGAGCGCTTTTACCATTAAGCTATCCAGCCGTATACCTCAGAATTTAATTCTCACTATCCAAGCTACGTCGCGTTCCAATATGATCACTCTTGGCAACCATGTCGTAACATATAGGTTTCTTTCGGCTCTGAGTAACCGGTGCAGCGTAAGGGGCTGCGTGTGGAGCGACTGACGGGGTATGATCCCGCAACATTCAGATTGGAAATCTGACGCTCTGCCAATTGAACTACAGTCGCATAATCACCCAGCTTGCAAAGCACTACTGCACCATCACTGGCGAGCTGGGAATAATAGTGGTAATCAAAGGAGATCAACAAACGGTACGCAACCATTCTATGACCGTGGTGCGGATAGTGGGCATCGAACCCACACGCCGAAGCACCAGATCCTAAATCTGGCGTGTCTGCCATTCCACCATATCCGCATAAATTGCGCCAACAGGGGTCGAACCTGTGATGGAGGAGTCAAAGTCCTCTGCCTTACCGCTTGGCGATGGCGCATTATTTACCTACCTTACAAAGTCCTGCTGCTTTCGTTTCTGAAAGAGATAGGAATAACAGGCGAGAGTATAATTATGTACCAACATAAGTTGATAGTGGTCGAAAATGTCAGATTTGAACTGCGATTCCTGCTCCCAAAGCAGGCGTGTTACCATTACACCACATTCTCGTCAATGCCGCCGACGGGGGTCGAACCCGTACTCTGTCTCCAGAAAGGGATTTTAAGTCCCTCGTGTCTGCCAATTTCACCACAACGGCTTATAAAGAAATCAGAAACAGCCAACATTCGTTTTACGTTCCAGTTTACTGGCTACCTGAAGGGTATTCGTCCGATAGCTACTCGGCTTGCACCTTATTTCCCTTCTTATTTGGCTTAGCATCATTTACCGGTGTGATGCCTGTCGTTTGCCAATGAACGGCCAATCCCCGATCTAACTGGGACAACTGATTTTCATGGTGCGGCTAGTGGAACTCGAATCCACACGGATTTTCACCAACAGATTTTGAGTCTGTCGCGCCTGCCAATTACGCCATAGCCGCTTATATATGCCGGTCTTTCCCGGCTGTCAGCCCCGCGCAGGGCATTTCGGAGGAAGAAAATATCTTAGTTATTCGTGCCGATTCTCATAGAATTCATTCCGTAACTGAATAATACCCTTCTTGCAAAAAGATTCCTGGTCTTTCTCTCGTTGCTCACGCATCCAACCATAGAACAGGTTATCCTCAGCAGTAAACAACTTTGCGGTATTTTCATAATAGCCACGCTTCTGAACGCTCTGCATAACACCACGCAAGAACTTCCAGTGCTTATAATAAGGAAGCTTCAGCTTAAACATAAAATTGTTGTTATCTCTCAAAACAAAGCCTTCAATATGCTCGATGCCATGGTACAGATAATTCTCATTCATGACCTCTTCATACCAAGGATAGAATTCACTCCAGCTCTCAAAGATCTTAACCTTCTCCTTAATCTGCAAATGACACTTTTCAGCAACACGCTTCAGATCATCGTAATCCATCACACTGAAGTTCATATCATTCGCAACAATATCCAGCAAAACAATGTGCGGTTTCTTGTATTCGATGATATGAGCATCATTCACAGGATCAATCACTTCAAAAATGATGGAACCATTCTCTTTTGCAACCTCCTTCAAATTCTTACGGTCTTCATCAGAGGTCGTATCCATGAGAATCTTTCGGAACATATCTGCAAAAGGCCCTTCAGGAGTGGATTTACTTGCAATGAACATACCATCCTGTTCTGCATCATACGAGACAATGCCAAGAAATCCGTTTTCCTTCAGATATGCAGTCACCGGGAACTTCAAAGTGTTCTGTAGGTTTCCAATTCTCGTTTCATTCCGCTCATCGACCGCAAAGAACTTATCATAGCTTCGAGCTACAATCTTATTCGTCTTTGTGTTAATGAACAATCCCCTTGCTTTGGTAGAAACCTCATCCCAGTGCTTCTTATAAAATGCTTCACGAGAGAAGTTGAAGGAAGAAATATCTCCGAATCGCTTCTCAAACACATATTTGCTTTGACGCATCTTACTGACAAGTTCTGCGTTATCGAACTCAGTTTTCATTTCAACGGCAGTTTCAGTCTTTGGCTCCTCTTTTCGGAATACATCGTTCTTTGTTTCTACACATTTGATTGACTGACCGTGTTCAAGTTCCACGCAACGGAGATATCCACCAAACTCAATTTTTCCTTCGAGGTTGTAGCACCGATGCCCCATATCAATAGGAACATCCTGCACATTTCGATGACCGAATATCTGAATGTAGCTATCCGGCATCGATTTTTCCCAAGACTCAGCCACGGTTAGCATATCAGGATAGCGACCAACACCCTTTACCATCTGGTCAGTAGACACGAATGGTAGAAATTCAGGCAAATAACTCAAACCACCATGGCTAACGAAGTATCTTTTCTCGTCGTAATCAAAATAGGAGCACTGTCCTACTCTCGAATAAACCTTACGAGCCGTATTATGGTCAATCCCTGCTTTGAAAAGCTGCGGACGAGTGTAGTTTGCGAACTCCTCGCTCTGAACCGGTTCATCATGGCCCCACTTGTTCAGCCACCGTTCGTGATTTCCTTCAAGGAGAATTACATTCTTCCGATTATTGTCTACAACATCACAAAGGAACTTGAACATCTCTACATTCTCAATACCGCGATCCAGATAATCACCAACAAAAATGTACAGTTCATCATCCTTCAGGTCACCAAGGTACTCTTTCAAGCAACTGTAACATCCATGTACATCACCGATGATATGAATTTTGTTCCAGTTGTTAAAGTCCTGCGGAACATAGTTCAATTTCTCAAGGACATTTACATCTGACGAAAGTACAGTCACACCAGACGGAATCTTCTGTGTAGCAAATCGCGCATACATCTTATCAATAGCAGCATCTGGAACTCGCTTCAGAGGAGCACGAAGCGCATTACGCCGTTTACACTCATCAATCGGCAAATCAGTCATGTCGATGATGTACATTCTGTATCTGTACTGCTTTGCAAGATTCTTATAGCGATTGATTTCAACAGTTTTAGAGTTCGTTGCATCAATCACGGTAAATTCACCGTGAGACATCCGAACCTCCAACAGTTTAAAGAGCATATCCCAGACAACATCATCGTTCTGAGGAGAGATTTCCATTGTGCCAGCCGGGGTTTCCTGACCACCCTGACACATAAGGCGAATCGTATCGGCACTAAGCGTATACTTTTCCAGATCATGCTCTTTAATATAGGTGGATTTCCCGCATCCGGGTGCTCCACGGAAAAGAAGCAAAGTTCTCATTGTTTTCTCTCCTTTTACTTAACGCATTATCATTATTTATTCATTTCCAATTCTTTATAAAATGTCTATTTTAGTTTAGCATCCTGTGTCATATAGCTACGATGTTAAAATCAAGGGGCCGAAGCCCCCTGTTTTTAATTTTTGTGGAAGTATTCGACCCAACCCTTGTATCCTTGTCGGAAACTAACGTAAGCAACCTTACTACACTCTCGCCCAATAACATCCGCAAGAGAATCACCGCCTCTGTCAAAACCAAGTTTTGTGAAATTAAATCCTGGATGATTCTTGCAATAATTAAATACCTTTATATACTCACCATTTCTGACCAGATGCCTTCGATCCAAAGTCTTTTTGGGGCACCTTCTTTCAAGGATGTTGTTTAACCGCATAAGATAACTATGAATTGTATTTGTGGACATCTTCGGATCACTATCCACCCCAGTCCTATCCTCTGTTTTACGAAGGATGTAATCACCATTTATGACATAGAACGTTCTATATCCACCCATATTAGGCGCATCATACTGTTTTATTTCATAACACTGCTTGATGATATCCATCAACCTTGCGTCAACGTCAGTCCTATCGAGAACAGTACGAGATTCAAAGTCTACATCGTTAATTGTTAGATTAGAAACCTCATTAGAAGTAAGACCGATCCAGTACAAAACAGCAATCACATTCATACGAATTTGATACGCTTCTTCATACTTGTTTAAGAAGTCAACAAACTCATCAACCGATGCAAAATACTTGTCCTCGTACATATTGTCTGAGCTCACATCACTCTCTGAAAATTCAGCCAAATCATACACGCTTGTACGATTTTCGCTCTTGATGTAGCCAGTGATTATCGACTTCACATTTTTAAACGAACGACTTGAGTTTACCCAATTGTATTTGGCAAACATCTTTACAAAGTCATCTTTTGTGAAGTCGAATAGCCCATATCCGCACTCCGCTTCGTAGTCCATAACATGGTTAAGTGTCGATATAACAAACTCGCCGCTTCTATCAGAATACTTTTCAGCAAAAGCGTTGATCTTTTCTTCAGTAAGCATAATGGCACACTCCTTCTTATTATATGTAGTGTACCATTAACCCTTATAAAAAATCAAGCAAATGCGGCAAAATTCTGAAATTCCATAGTATGTTGTACGCCGCTCAGGAATGCTGCGAGCAAAAACGGTTCATCCTTGCATCTGGCCATTGCGATCATATTCATATGACGCTCAGACAAGACACCAAGCTTTTTGATGAACTGCCCTTTGTTAAGCGTATCAGTCTCTTCGCAGAGAACGATACTGTCAACTTCCAGAAAATCGCAATCTTCCTTTGAAAGCAGGACATGAACCGGAGAACGCTTGTATATTCTGGAAGACAACGGATTCCCTTTGATTGTGGGACTGAAGAAGTTGCGCTTGTTATTGCTTGTCACAACAAACGGTCGAATACCGCGCTGCTGATGACCTGTCGCATTGGATAGATCAACCAGCCAAACCTCTCCGACCTTTGGGTCAATATTGTTGTCCATAGTCTTTCTCCTCTATAATAGTGTAGCTCCGTTCCATAGCTATATTATACAGGATACTATCTCATAAGTCAAGAGGTTTTTGAAAATATTTTTAGTGCCCGTACAACTCAGGATTCTCTGACACAATCACACTGGTACTGCTGAAGATCATCTCATAGGCTTTTTCTTTGCTGGTAGGTCTAAGCTCCACCATTCTTACTTCATGACATTCTTGCTGCAGCTCAACATGATTCTCGTTCCCGAAAAAGCCAACACCTTTGACAACACCATGCGTCTCTGCGCTAATGTCGGCCATTTTGTTACAGACCATATGAACGTCTACCCCATTACAAACAAAACAAACCCACACTCGCTTTTTTCTTATGTACTTTAAAAAATCATCAACCCGTATAACTTTCAGAACCTTTCTCTCACTCATCAGAATACCGCCTTCCACTTACGCAAACAACTTTCAAGATATATTATACACAGCCTTTTGTTTTAGTCAATATATTTCACATCTTTTTGTTGTGCTATTTTATCAAAATTTTAGATGATACCATTTACTCAGCATCATCCACAACCAAATTTACGTTATAATAGAACCTGTGTGCGCCAAATTGTCCAGCAAATGTTGCTCCTCGCTCGTGCCAACTGCCGGGAGCTGCCGCCGGGGTCACAAACCATTGGATTGGTTTGTCTGAAATTTTAGCGCCGTAATCAAACACCATAGACACAGCCAGTTCGTTCTCTGCTGTCACCTTCCTATTATATAAGGTACTGTACCCGTACTTCTTAAAAACTTCCTGAATTGTAATTCCATCAATCACAGCGGAGTCATATAAGCACTGGGCGACAGCCATCTGACCTTCCATATTGTCCGCACCTGCTTCACAAGCAACAATCTGTTCTGCAAGAGCACGTTCGTCGTCGGTCAGTTCATATGTTGCTTGCTCAAAATTAACAACCTTAGTCTCCTTGATCGTTTTCACAAGAATCTCTGGTAATTCATTTTGTGTTGCCTGCGCAATATTTTCGTTCTGACTACTATTATACATGTATGAATGGTCGTCTGCGTGATGTTTTGGTATCACTTTGAACGCCAAGTTCCCTGCCAGCAGTGCCATAATACATATAATAGCAACATTTTGCTCACGGTTTATTAACAAATTAGAGTTAATAAGAATCACTTCCTTTCAAAAATATTGGTTTTATAAGTCATACTCTGCAATGTATGGCCCATACAGACATCTTTTTACATCGTTGTTGAATAGCATACAAGCCACTTTTCCAAATGTTTGATATGCAGCCTCTACGACTTCAAGTTGAAGTGCCTCTGGAACATCTTGCAACTGCAGCAAGTTAAGCGTTCTGCTGTACACTCCATCGTTTTTATCTTTCTTGAGACATATAACATCAAACATATCATCACAAAGCGCAAGAAGTTCAGTAGGGCCAAGATTGTTGTTAATGTATCGTCGAGCAGATTCTCGTTTGGAATCTGGAATCTCTATAAGTTTCATAAGACTGCCTCCTATAAAAGATTAGTTTTATCTGTTAAGCAGTTCTTTGATGTAAAGCGTCTCAAAACTTTTCAGATGAGGATATTCATTTCGAGCCATCCTCTCTGCCTGTTCTTCAACACTCAAAATGCTTTCAAAGTCATCATCCACATCAATAACATAGCACATACATTCATGATCGTGTTTATCATTCCAACCTTCAAAAAGAGCAACGAACTTTTTCATAATGTATCTCCTCCGTAGAACTTGGTTTTACAAGCTTCTTAAATATTTGTATAGTTCAACTTTTCCTTGGAGCCAGACTGCTTCGTCAGACGATTTGAGATATACAGAGTAGATTTCGTTTGGATGTTCAAAAGATTCTTTCGACTTTCTTTGCCGTTTCCCGGTCTACTAATACGCCCATTATTATCTCCTTCTAAATCTTAGTTTTTATTCAGCTCGCTTATTCCATGCTTCGATGAGGTCGGCTTTGATTCTTTCCTTGTCTTTTTCAGAGGAATCAAAGTCGTAAGTTTTGCTTTCCATGATAACATAGCAGTTGCACCTATTTTCTTTGTTTCCTCTCGTAACATACATCCATCGTGTTTGGCGATAACCACCCTCTGCAATGGCAACTTCTCCACCACAGAACGGACACGGTTTCAAATTATCCATTTCGACCATCCTTTCTGTGTTCCATTACCAACCGCCCACGCTGATCATCAGCATCAAAAAGCACTTTTAACAGACCAAGTATGCACACGGCATTCAATACCATAAGTAAAATTATCATAATCCACATTATATTAACCACCTTCCTGCGCTTGCATTCTGTGATTATGCAAAGCATAACAGTATAACCAGTTCTCGTCAAGCTTTTCCAGAAATTTCATAAGAACCCGGATTTTATCGACCCTTGTGCATTGCATCTTCAATCTTGTTATTGATAGAATCAATTTCACCCATCAGTTTACAGCGATAATTTCCATCCTTGTCAAGTTTGAAACACAAATCCTCATCACCACTCTTGTAACCCATGTAGCATCCAGATCGGCATAGGCTTGTCGCATCAAGTGCGTCTTGGATTACTCGTGCTTCATTAAGAGTCAATTCAATCTTCATCTCACTTCTCTCCAATCCAACTTTTGACCACACTGTCTACAGTAATGGTCGTAGCTATCAATCAGTGCCGTCTCACATCTTGGACATCTTAGGTTTTTATATTTCGGGTTCATGATTACCTTTTTGCTTTTAGAATAACTTAGGTAATGCCCAATAATGTCTTTTAAAACCTTTTTACTCGTCTTCCCAATTTCATCATCCGACTTTACACGAGCAATCAAATAATAATATGCTGTCCAAATATCCTCTTCAATATATTTCATATTTTCCTCCACAAAATTTAGGATTTATTGGTAATTTTCTCTCGAATACCATTCATGTCAAGAATAGTCCTCGTAAACTTCGTATTGTTGTACATCTGTGCCTTTAAATCATCTCTTTTTAATTCAAGGAGACATAAAATTTCCATTCCGCTAAAACCATCGTTGTTCGCATCACATCTAAGACTCCCATCTTCAAGTTCCGTCCAAATTACTTTATACTTTTTCATAAGACTAATCTCCTTTTTTATCAAAACGCAAACGGATTACTGTTCGCTGCTATTATCAATGCCACATTAAAAGCAAACATTGCAAACGCGGTCATTCTATATCACCTCAATCTCTAAATTCAATATCTACAACAATATTCTCAGGCTCTGTCATGTACCTTCGTGCCAGCAGTTCTACCATGCGTTCCTTGTCCCCAAGATTGCTATTACGCAAAAGATACGAATAAACTTGCCTACCTCTGTACAAGAACACAGCCCATGCACTTCTCTTTAATGGGTTTGTGGTCTTAATCATTCCATTGCTTCCTCCAGATATGTGGTCACATCACCGAAGTCAAAATCAAGGGCACCAAGCATATCCTCCAAAGCATCCACAGCATCAGACAGATTCGTGCAAGCATTATCTGCTTTATCATACCGCTCACTCCCCTGCAAATTCTCAGGCATGTTATCACGATACTCTTCTTCTTCCCACTGAATATCCTCAACGTCTGATTTTACACTTTCGAACTCCGACACCAGCTCATCCAGCTTCTTACGGATGGAATCAAAGCGGTCAATGGTCTGTTTTATAGCTTTTCTACGAGTGTTATTCATTTTTCAAGTCTCCTCTCAATCTACAATACCAAGCTTGCAAATGTTTTTCGGATCAGTGATATAACCAAACGTCAATGTGTTTCGCAGATACCCTTTATACTCAAATCCACGGTCACGAGCAGCCAAACGACACACATCTCGAATCGCAGACTCTCTCGGCCAAGAAACACCAGCCAACTGATACTTCCATTGAAGATCTCTCAGTTTTTTCCATTCGATAACAGGCTTCTTCTCGTCCTCGAAACACAAGCCGTTCTGTACAGCATACTTTAGAGCGTCGCACCGCTTATTCTCTTCTGATGTACAAACTCCCCATTCATTTTCCAAACGGCGATATGCCCTATCGAACGGTGCTTGCTTTACCGCATCAATACCAAACGCTGCTCCAAGCAAACCCAAACCAAGTAACAACCCCATAATTCAAACCTCTATTCATGCTATTTCCAGCTCTCTTTTAACCAGCGAACGACGTTTTGTTGCGTTTTTTAGCCAATCGTTTCCACTGGGAGCTTGTCTATCCACTCTTGTATTGCGACCATTCCCTATCGGACAAGCCCGGCGATAATCATCAGCAGTCTTGCAACCAAGAGATTCTGCTTCATCCAGAGCTTTTCGCACATAAGCCCATGTGCTACCACCTAGATCAGAACACTTTCCAATCACAGCAAGCACAAGTTCGTCACCCATGCGCTCAACATATCCATCAAGAGCCTTCTTTCCTGTGGCACCGAGCTTCCCGATATTCTCTCGAAATACATCCTCGATAAATTTCGTCGTTGTCGTCTCATCACAAGACGAAGACGATATCTTATCTTTTTCTTTCTCTTTTTCTTTTTCTAGCTTTGTTTTGCTTGCGTTTGCTTCGTTTTGCTTACGCTTGCTTGATGCGCCACCAGCTTTACCAGAAATCCTCTTACCTTCGATGTATTCGGCATCTTTAATTAAATCTCTCTTGATAGCAGGCCACACATACCGCTCATTTCCGTTGAGTTCAGGCTCCATTCCAGACGATTTATATTTCATCATCGCCAGTACTAGACGCCCCACCTCAGCAGCACTAAGGGGCTCAAAGTAGCTCTCATAAGTATCCCAGATTTTAATATAAGTATCAGCCATAACACACCTCAAGAGTTTTCATGGCAGTCCACGCCATAATCAATCCCAGAGTAGTATTCATCATCCACTTCTTCATCCAGACCAATATAGCGAAGCGTAATTGCCTGACTACTGTGATTTAGACTATGCTGCAACCACGCAAGAGCTTTTATGTCATTTGGATGAGATGCAATAAACTGATATCCGAAAGTTTTGCGGCAGCTATGAGAACCAAGCTGGACAGGAAGATTTAGCTCCTTACCAACTTGACGCATGATTCTACCAAAAGAATCCACATCAAGCGGATCGCCCATTTCTTTTGGATTTGCATCATACTTACGGAACACATCAGATTTACTTACGCTTGTTCCACCGTTTGTTCTCATGGAGTTCTTCCAACTGCCTTGCCGAGACGGGAAGAGCCAATCGTCATAAGACAATCCATCAATATTGATATAAGTTTGAATACACTTTAGTGCCGGGACCGGAACTTTAAGAATGCGATACTTATTTGTTTTCTTTTCCTTAACACGAAGTTTTGCGTTGAAATTCACCACAACCTTTCCATTCATATCTGTAGCTGCTACATCAGAAACCTTCAAACGAAGCAAATCACTTGCTCTGAATCCTGTGCAACATCCTACATTAAACAAACACCAGTTGCGATACTGACGTTTACTCCAGAAATATTCTGAAATACGTTTGATATCCTCTTTGTCTTTAATTGGCTGAACTGACCCATGATTTGCTTCCATACGAGTCAGGCTATAATTCTTTTTAACTACTTTCTGACGTTTTTCTTTGTTAGAAGAATCGTAGTCAGAAAAATTAAGAGCAACAGTATTTTCGATTTTCTTTTCGTTTTCAAGCGCGTTCATTACATTCACCTCAAATTCCATACTTCAAACAGTATTTTCCGTAAGATAATCCCTCTGCATCTGCCATTTTTACAATCTCAACAAATGTTGGTTTATGTTTCTTTTTATTCTTGCATCGAATGGATGCCTCATTTCTTATTATCTTACGACATTCATCACAATAGAGCTTTCCACATTTAGGGCCATACCATGTAATGCCACAGCGATTACACGTTATGTTTCCATATACCATCATAATTCACACCTCAAACTTGTCAATTTTCCAATGATGTCGATAGTAATTTCCAGAGCTCCCACTAACAACGGACGCCTCACATGAATTGCACCACGTTTCGTCCTGATTCACACTATTTCCTTCCGAGTCCCGGCAATCCTTATAAAGCGAGAACATCTTTTCAGACAACTTCTCTTTATCTTTGTTAATGGTAATAATATTACCTTCCGCGTAGAAATCGCTAGAATCGATACATTCATGTAAAATATGAATCGTCATTTTTATGTACCTCAATTCTTTTCAAACAGATCGTTGCGAACTTTCGGAGTAAACTGACGAGTGTCAAGTTGCTCAATGGCAGTCTCAAGCCGACTATGACCCCAATCATTGTTGTTTCGATGACTCATCGCAATCTCAATTAGAAACTTTGCATCCTTGGCTTCTCTCCTCTTACGACGAGCCTTCTTTAATTCCGCCATAAGCTGATAACCTTGCGCTGCGTTCACTGTTTTGAACTCAATTGCGTGTTCAATATCAGCAATCTCATCACTAGCCGCAGTTAAATCACTGTAGACTTTAGCATATAAATCATCGAGGCTGGCCATGGTTTTGTCTGTGACCTCAAGATTTTTCTTCAACTCTATCAGCCATTCAGAATCTTCCATATGAAATGCGTATGTATTCGGCTTTGCAACCTGATTTGTTATATTCGGACTCTTATTTGCAGCTTCGATTTCATCCATTGATTTCGGCACATAGTGTCCGTTCTTATACCCGGCGGGAAGCTTGTTGATTTCACAAATCGCCAGTCCCTTAGATTCAAACTGTAACGCTAGGTTAATATCACAAGTTGCACAAATCCGGCCCCCTTTCCGTTTCATAATATAATTATGACCGTTTGATATTACGTACATTTACTTGTTCTCCTGTTCTTTCATCAGCTGCTTTACAGCCTTTTTAAATAGTGCGAGATTCTTTTCGTTTTCGATAAACACCTTTGTCTTCGGACTTGGTGCTTTACCATGAGCCTTCTCGTAAGCAATAAACAAATTATTCATTTTCTTATAACCAATACACTCATAGATTAGGGTATAAGTGTGCTTGTATTGCGGCTTATCACCAAGGTTTTCTGCCAAAGGCATCATAATTGGGAAAAGAATCTTTGCCGTCTCACTCTGTTTCTTAGGCTTATCTTCTACAACTTCTTTGACTACTACGTCAACAATAGGACCATCGCTCACGTTTACTTCAGAAACAGCTTCGACAGCCTTTGGAGTCAGACGAAGTTCATTCTGATTCTGATGCAGACGTTCAATAGATGCCGCGTACATATCTGCGACAACAGCACCCATAACGGATTTCCAAGTGGAGTCCTCTTCGATAATATCAATCGTAGAGATTTTCCCGCTACGATTCGTTCTCTTAATATACTTTGCACGAGCATCTTCCAAAACGAAACCATAATTACGATTCAGATATTCATAGATTTTGTGAAGCGTTTCCTTATTTGTGTAACCTTTGGTATTTGCAATCACACCGATTTTACTATACAAGTCCTTACGCCAATCACTCATATCATCCTGAAAAACATTGCGAGGAGTATAGTTCTTAGCGCGAATCGCGTTATCCATCTGCTTGTCCTTAATCTGATGAACACACTGAGATACACTGCTAATTGCATTCAGTGCTTCATTGCTGGTGGCACGAGCTTCCTCAATCTGGTCACTAAGATCCTTCCTAGTAGAATCAAGTTCACTTTGAAGATTCTTCATACTATCAAACAGAGCATGAAGTCTTACATCAATGAACTCCTTACTCAGTGCAGCGTCCATCTGAGGAGTAGCCAGAACGGAATCACCACACATCAGAGATTCCATAATGTCCCAGCAGAAATCCATAAACGCATCCGCCTTCGGCTGACGAGACAAACGACAGATTTCCATAACACCACGCAAACTATATACGATATATTCACGTTCCTTCGTAATTCCTCCCTCAACATTCCTCAGTTTGAGGAAAGTTGAAAGAGGGTCAAGACGATCCGTATTCTTAACATGGATGTTTTGAATTGCCTTATTAGGATTATTGTATTCAAGCGCCGTACCAATTTGTTCACGGGTCATGTAATACTGATGATTGTTGTCCTCGTATACATTCATACTCAATGCGCCGAAGGGCTTAGAGGTTATTACAGTCATAGGATTATTAGTAGTCATTTTTGTTTACTCCCTCCGCTCACTCTTTAATCATAAGTTGTTCTTTAGTCCAGCGCATCATCCTGGTGCATTCATCCGTAGACGTATTTTCCCAGATAAAGACTCTGCCTTCGCCAGAGTCTTTATCAATTTCCGTACAAGACAAATCAATTTGAACGCCATCTTCTCTCTGAAGATAAATATAAATTCCTGGATAATCCTTATAATCTCCATCAGCTTCAGCAACCAGTTTTCCGATGGGCGTATCGATTGCGAATCGCTTTTCATTCATATTACTTCTCTCCTAAAAGAACTGTTTTATCAAATTTCTACGATTTTCCACCAATCGTATACGTCACAAGCATCAATACGAATATCACCTTTTAATCGCAAAACACTAAAATTCTGTTCACCGTTTTCATCTTCATAATATCTACAATAATGATTTACAAGAATATCGTCCACTTGTTTGTTCATTTCATTTTCCGCCTCAAGAATCGTATTGAAACCCTTTTTATAAACAACTTCTGGGAGAAATGAATTCTCACCTTTTGCAATATAAATATTGATAAGTGCAAACATTTTGTCCTCACAATCTATTCATCAAGCCGTCTCTTTTTCCATGTATTTCAAAGCGTTAGCGAGATATCTGAACTCCTTACTCTTGTGCATTCCATCAAACCACTGAGCAACATACCAGTTGCCAAGACAATCACAGCGACACTTCAATTTGCCAAACCTGAACTCCGGTCGTACCGTTGGCATCCTACTCAGCTTATTCCACAGGTTTAAAGCCTCTTCTCTATTCATTGGAAATGATATCCAAGGCTCATGCCCATCTGTAAATTCAAGCTTCAAAACCATATCATCACCTCAAAACTGATATTTCCAAAACAGCTTTGCATTGCCGGTAATGGTCTGCAAATAACAAATATACTCACTAAAGGAGCACACGCCCTTCATTTTCATCTTACGTGCTCCCACAGCTCGCGCAGCCACCTTCGGATCATAATCAACAGCGTCAATAAATGCACTGTCAATCATCTTCTGCTCAAACTCTTTAATCTTATTGACATCCATATCCATTACTCCTTACACAGATTCTCAATTTTACGGGTCACTTTAAATCCTTGCCAAGTCCAACTCATATCTTTATTACCGACCAATGCAACCATTCCTTCTGGGTCAAATGCAATCTGAAAATCCTGATAGTCAGAATAAGTTGCCATGCACTCCTCTGAATCTCTTTTTATGAAATCCTTTGCCGCCCGTTCACTCTTAAAAAACTCCGGCTCAAATGCTGCGCCGTCAGAACTGCATTCAATAACGCACCAAACCTCATCACACAGTTTCATTTTTAAATCTCCTTACTCAAAATCCCACCATGCGTTAATAGATGTATTCGGAACATAAACCTCAAGCATATGATGACCGTCACGAATCCATTCAGGTTCATAACCTTCGTCTCGCAGTTCTTTCATTAAACTCTCAAAATCATTATTAACAGACTCCACCGCATCTTCCATTGTTTTGTGCTCTACACGGTAAGGACCATTGCACATCGTATCGTCATAAATAACAACCACTGCTTTATTTTTCATATCTAAAACCTCAACAACAATCAGCTACAATTTTCTCAAGCATATTCATAAATTCATTAAAATTATTAAAGCTATCACGTTTAATTTCTGCCCCGAAAATAGAACAATAAAGAATCTTTGCGCCGCTATCAGGGGTATAATCAATGCCACAATTCTCATATGCTTGAATTAAATCAGACGGTTTGGCATTTACGACATATACATCACCAAATTCTTCTACGATTAGAGTGCACTCATACCATAATCTTGTTTTATAATATTTCATTTTCTAAAACCTCGATTTTATTTAATTTCAATATTCATTTTGTTAAATAAATATTTAACAGATCCTTCAATTGCATCAATAGACCAAACACTAGGATTACATACACCAAAAATTTTATCGCCAGAAGCATTATCACGTGCATCACAAAAATGCCACCAGCTATTATCGCCAGCATCATATTCATAATAAACATCCACATCAATTTCAGGGTGACCATCTACATGATATTTAATCTGATCTTTATCATTAAATGTATCCGGTTTGAATCCACGTCCATTCCATCTACATGGATTCATCTTAGAAATAAAATCTTCTGCAACCTCACGACTAGTCATAATATTTAAAGCCTCATTTTATTTACTCAAAAAGAATTCTTTCACATCCACAACAATCCATAATAGCCCCAGCAATCTCTCTTTCTTCACAGATACTGTCAGAACTAAAAATATCAAGCAGTTCTCCATCATCGCACCATCGAAGTTCACAACAAGTAGTCCATTCAGGATCTTCGTCGTCTTCGAAAGCAATGTTTTCAATAGATAAATCAAGTTCCACATCATCATCAATCTTATAAGTGATAATTCTTGTGTCCAAATCATTGGGTTTATCGCCAATTCCATTCCATTTAGAAGGATTCATTTTAGAAAGAAAATCTCTTGCGATCTCTCGTGCCGTCATATTCATTCTCCTTATTCTGAAATTTCATCAATATTATGACGATAACAATATTCGACTTTCTTCATCATATAAACAGGATCAACACTACAAAGAATAGTGTCACATCGCAGTTCGCTCCAATGTGTATTCAAAGGAAGTTTTTCTTTGCGACGATATTTATTATTCTTTGTTTTGTTATGAATCATTTTATCACGGGACATCCCCATCCAAATATCAGGCTCCCATTTGTTTTGCCAGACACAAAGATAATCTTTTCCAATATAAACATCGTAATATTTTTGATGTTCGTTTTCCCCGTATTTCCAGCTATATTTTAAATTGCTCATATTCATTCTCCTTTATATTATTCTATTAAAAATAACTAACAAGAGAATCGATTGAGTGTTCAATTGCATCTTCAGAATTGATTCTTCGAATATTATAAACGTAAATCCGTTCTCCATCGTCTGCCCATCTTATTTCAAGCATAACAACGTAACCAAGCTTATCATTTTTATCATATGAAACATCAAGCTTATATTCATTAAAACCATCAATAATATACGTTTTAATTCTGGTGTCAAAGCTATCAGGTTTCCTACCAACACCGTCCCAACCTGACGGATTCATTGTACTGACGAAATCCTTTGCAATTTCACGTGCAGTCATATTCATTTTCACCCCCTCAATTCTCCATCCTCGTAATCAAAAATATAGCAACAATCTTCGCGGTCTTTCTTGTACAAATCAGTCTGAATCTTATCATTTTCTGCGTCCTGTTCAACAATTGTAATCAAATCGTTCCATGAAAATGTTTCCCCGTCTTTCGAGTAAAAAATTCCCATTCCTGGATAGCTTTCTTTATCTGCCGATTCCGTAGCAATCAGCCAGCCATCATGAATTTTGACTTTGAAATCATGTTCATCAATATTATACATATATCTTTCTCCTTTATATTATTATCTTATCTTCACCAAGCGTTTCGGTTTCATACGTTGCATAAACAAGCTCTGTCGGCCTGCTGTAACAGGTTTTCATCCAATTAAGTTCTGCATCACGCAGCTCTTTTGTTGAATAGATTTCATGTCCTCTATATGTATCACCGTACATGAAATGCCTGACAGAGTATTCAAGATGGTAATACATCAATAATCATTCCCCTTTTCATCATTTAGCCAAAGCCATGTAATAAGGACAGAGCGGAACTTTTCGCTTTCGTCCTCTTTGTTTGTTGCCCAATCGCCGTAGAGAATGAACTCTGCAACTACTGTTGCCCAGTCATCATAAATGTCGTCAGGAGAAAGCACCACATCTTCGTGACCATCTACGGGGGTGTGAAAAACAGGATTCTTCACTTCCTCTCCCCAGTCAATGCGAACCTTATCACGAACGCGGTCGCAAAGTTCTTCAAAAAATTCATCGTCTTGCCACTCGTCATAGCAAGCCCAGATTTCGCCATTAAAGCCGTTGCTGTCAGCTTCAAAGCTATCTACAACATTCTCAATACTGGTAAATTCAACACCCTCTTGCTCCTGTTCAATGCGGAAGTTGTCAAGCACTCGAATAAATTCATCAGTGGTAATACCACGCTCAAGCATCCATTCGGTCTTATATTTTTCATAAAGCGAAACCATTTTATTAGTAACCATAATAAAACTCTCCTTTTACACCCTCACGTTCTCATAAACCCAACCGACACCCTTACTATGGAACTCATCCACCCAACGGAACCAATCATCCTGTGTGAAACTGCCAACGGAAAAGCCTCTCCAATTTTGATCAAGAACTAATTCTCCACGTTCATTTTCGGTCCATGCGATATCTGTGTTTTCTTTCCAAAGACGCTCAACAAATTTATCGCAATCATCTTTATTCCAACTTAACTTCTGCATCCACTGTGCATCTAAATATGTATTTTCATATGCTTCCGCAACAGCACATGGACAATTCTTACAAGATTTCTCAATACACAACCAGCAAGGTCCATTATCATAATTCATATTTTATACCTCATCAAAATCTGCATCTTCCAGTACTTCATTACCATGTTCTACAATGATATCCTTGAACCGCTTTTCGTTCTTTTCCCACCACGACTCAGCTTGTTGCGGAGTCAATACAATTCCTTTTTTCTTCGCTGCATCAATAACGTCATCGATACACCAACGAGTTTCAGCAAACCAATACTGATTTACGTCATCATCCTTTTCCTGTTCGTCTTCAATATAGTTAGGGCAATAGTTGGTGTAGAAATCCACATCAAAAAGTGTGATAGTCATATCATTGCCGCTTAATTCACGTTCAACGTCAGCTACTTCTTCTCTAAGATACAGCTCAGACATAATACCGTCTTCATGTTCCTGAATCCACTCCTCTGTAACATCAAATTTCTTTGCCAACTCATCAACTTCAAACACCCATGCGCCGTAGTTCGTATTTTCAGTGCCATATTTCACCATGTAGTCGGCAATCTGACGTTCCATCAAGTTATCATCCATTTCGATACCCCATTTTTAACGTATTATCGCTTATTATTTTCATCAAAACTACGATAAAATTCAACATTTATCAAAATTATAAGTAACGGTCACAACCTTCTCTGCCTCACCAATACGGCACCGATCTTCCTTTAATGCTATTTCGAGACCGTAACCAACACTGTACACAATACCGTTTTCAAACACGTCAGAACCGATAAATCCGAATGCTCTGTCAATTTCCTTCCATTCTCCGTGTTCTTCTCGATAAAGCGTATAGCCGTAGTTCTCACCGGAAATATAATCGCTATAAGTCTTTACCTCATCACGCATGATTCGTTCTGCTTCATTTTTGGTATTATCCGAACCATCCGTAATAGCGGTCGCAATCCAACCAACATTGCTATCGTCCCACGAACCTTTGAATCGTGTATCACAATCCATAGACAAACCAGAATGGTCATGCAACCAAAGAGGAAGCCATGCAATATACTTATCCAGAAGAATCTGACAATCACGAATAGAAAAATCGCCACGAGCATACACCGCAATTTCATTGTATTTCAAATTGGTGTACCAAGGATTGTCTTGATCTTCACGACAACAAATCGCATAACGAGTTTCTTCAATACTACTGTTATCGTTGTCAATAACCACACATACTTCTTCCAGTTTTATACACGTTAAAGCGTCCACAATCTCTTCATCAGAGCAATACTTGTCAACAAGATTGTTCCAAAACTCTTTTGCCGTACTCGCATCAATCTTATCACCAAGACAATAACGAGAATGAAAACAGGCCATTACGGAATCATGGTCGTCCCACCAACGAGGATTATTGTCTGCTACATCGTCGTGCTGAATATGTAAGCAGTATAGATTACCGCAGGAAGAGATCCACTTTATAATTTCATCATCATAGCAATATAGAGTAGCCATAATTTACACCTCGCTATTTTTTGCCGCACAACATTCAGCGCGAATGTCATATGTATCCCAATTAACCTTTTCAAAATCATAAGATTCGGCAATTTCCATCGCTTCCCTTTCATCTTTTGCGTCAACATCCACAAAACCAACGCAAGACATAGTAACACAATATTTCATAAAACCACTCTTCTCATATCGTAATTTTCAAATTCAGTATCGCCTTCGTATGCACTATTTCATACGTCTCTTATTCATACCAAAAGGTCTCTTCATCCATTTCTTCCGGGTATAGATTAGCATATTCTGCGGTAACTGCACGATAGTCAATTCCATCAATAGTGACGTATTCTCTGTCAAGCTGCTCAACCATATCCGAATTCGAATCCGTCACTTCAATATCAAAAATCTCTTTCGATTCCATATTTACTTTGCAATTTGTTGTGATTTCAAAACCACCGTCCCAAACAGAAGTGAATGTCGCATCCTTGATTTTTCCACTAAGCTCGTCTTTCAATTTTTCACCAAACTTTTTAATATTTTCTTCATCTTCATCTGTAATCACATTATCAATTTCATAGTCCATCATGACATAACACATTGCTTGAAGAACAGTAAACGCCTCATCCTTATCAACACCATTTTCAACAAGAATCTGAGCGGCCTCAATAAGTTTATCTTTCGGAGGAATTGCACTTTTGTTTTCTACAATTACAAAGTCCCAATTACCATCACCTTTATCAAAAGAAGCATCAGTCACATAAGCTTCACCATCGTCGATTCCAAATTCAACACAATCCTTTCCACACGATTCTTCAACAATCTGCTTAACACGATTTTCCATTTCTTTCTGCGCCTCATTAAAAGTTTCAAAATAGTTAGGCTCAAAAATTTTACGTTCGTTGACGGTAATCAAAATATATTTACTCATATCTAAAATCTCCCTTTTATAAAATGATTCCGTAATTCTTCATTTTTTTGATTGTCTCAATAGACTTTTTAATTCCGGTTGCTTTGCCATAATACCATGTCATTCTCTCTTCATCGCCTTCTTTTTGTGCAGTGTAAGCAATATCTTGGCAATAAGAATATTCGTCCTTTAAGGCAATGATAATCTTTTTAACATCATTCATATTCATTCACCTCTTATGCACTAGCCTTTTCTTCAAAAGCGTCCCAATCAGACCAAATCTTATCGACCTCTCCGTTCTTAAAACCATTTTTATAATCGGTAAACTCAACATAATAGTTGCTCGTCCACTCGTTCAAAGGATGCTCATAAAAGGCTGCGATTCCACGCTTCGTTTCAACAACAAAACTATCGACCAAAACACCTTCAATATAAGCACCAGTGTATAGTGCTTTATTCTGGTGCATCCAACGGCCAAAAGCACCCGCATTAAGATAAAACCGAGTCATAATTCATTCCACCTCCATAAGTCTACTAGCTAATTCTTCCAACATTTCTTTAATAGCATCAGCGTCGTCAATAAGTTCTCTGACACTAGAAGGACAACCGCCTTCCCCACGATGTCCCACCCACATCTCTGCGTGCTCATCAGCATCAAAATCACGAGCATATTCATAAACTGATTCAGGGAAGTTCTCAACCTCCACACAAACGATTAAGTTCTCTCCTGTTGGAGAATAATTTTCAATTTCAATTCTGCCATCACCTGTATAGTCACATACGCGCCAATCCAGCGATTCCAAAACATCAATATATTTAGGATGAATTTTCATAACTCATTCTCCTTTACTCTGCTATAATCATAGCTAGAACTGGTTCACCAGAATCCTTTAGCTGAAGTTCTAGGATATCGCCATCATCCACGACCTCACATTTGTTCAGATAATCCTGAAGGAAGAACATCTGACATTCTTGCCAAAAGATTTCTCTCGGGTTTTCGTTCTCATCTACAAATACATCCTTGTGATGAAAAGATTCATTCCAAACCCAACCTTCACCATCAAAACAAGCGTGAACTTCCATCAGATCCCACATAATCAGTCCTCCCCAAAAATATGACGCTTGTTAAGATCATCATAGATAATATCTTCAATTTTGTTTTTGGTATTATCATCGAGTTCTCCGTAAGGAGCATCATCAAGATAATAGAAGTAAATTTCATTTCCAAGATTCTTGTACATGACACTTACATAAAATCCAGCTGAAATTCCATTCAGTAAAGCATATCCAATACCGTATACTTCTGAATAATTGTTACCCATTAAATCCCACATAATTAATCCTTCCAAAAGTTGAGTTTCTTTTTGATTGTCATCTCAATTTCATCTTTATCACCGTCAGATAGAATCTTATTATCGTACTCGGAATAGCAAAACATAACGCTACGGCCATTATATTTATACATAACCATTGCTGTTTTTAATTGTTTGTCACGAAAAAAGGTTGCGCACCCAATCCCATATTTTTTAGAATATTCATTTTCAACTAAATCCCACATAGTTAATCCTCTACAAAAATCCCTTTCTCTTTCAAATAGGCTTTTAAAATATTCTCACACGTTTTCTTTTCTAGCCGAGTGCTCACTTCTAATAGACAATAAAAGAACTCAATAGAATTTGTATCTTCATATATTTTGAACATAAGTGTTACACACCCAAGCTTATCAATATCGTAAAATACAGCATATCCAATCTTGTTATCATTTGAATATTGACATTTAGCTAAAACCCACATTTTACACACTCCCAACATTCTTAAATCCATAAAGGCTATAACCTTTACATTTAAAATACCGCATCGCTTTGTTAATCTGAGAAGAACTTGCTGTCGAATGACTTTTTAGGTATGTATTCTTATATTCACACAGCTTCTTATACTCGTCACTTTCACGATGGGCTTTCAGCTTCTCACAATGGTCATGACAGCCGGGATGACGCTCCGGTGCCACGCAATAACGACAAGGATCAGTCATCATTACTCTCCTTTCTGCCAAGCCCATCAAATACTTCTGCGATACAATTATTCCATGCCTCGTTTTCAGGTACATTACAATCAAAATCATCCTGAAAACGTTCAGCCAGTTCCTCTGCGTACTCAATAGCTTCATCGTTAGAATAACCGTATTTTTCTTCAATCCAGTCCGCATTAAGTTCCAATTGATTCTTAGCATCACTGATACGATACTGAAATTCTCTGTAACGATATGCTGCTTCAATCTGTTCAGGGGTCATCTCCCAAGATTTCCCTGTCCAACTAGTCACAACAATCTTGTTTTCGTTATTCATATTGCTCCCCCTCAATCTGTACTAATATCGCCATCTTCAAATCGAATAGCGGCCACATAATCGTCGCTACCTTTTTTAAATCCAACTGTTTGAATGTTTTCAAACGCTGAATTATATTCTATCATTGATACTAAATCGTCCCAGCTTGCATATTTGCCGTCTTTTGAAAAGAAAACACCAACACCAGGATATTCATCAGCACCACCCGTAGGAACACACACGAGATATCCGTTTGGAATTTTAACTTTCATGTCATTTTCGGTGATTGAAATCATATTGCAATCTCCTTTTCTCTTGTAAACTTAATCACCAGCGCATTCACGTTGGCCGCTTCCATCGTTGACTGCTTTGCATCCTCATGATTGCCAGCTCTAAGGAACACAACAGACTGGTCAATCAGTTTTCTGCGGTAGAAACTAAGTGCTGTGAGAATCACTTTCATATCTTTGTTGGTCATACTCAAATCACCTTATCGTATTCGTACCCACCACCACAACGATTCTGAAGATACCAAAGAGCATCGTTTTGCGTTTCGTGACACGACACATGATAATTGAATCCGTAAGAATCATAGATAGCCAACTGATATCCACGTTGCACTGGAGCACCGTAATAAGGATGCATCATAACTTCACTAATATAAGCCGTATTCTTCGATTCCTTGCTCTTATAAACTTTCATAGTGTAATCTCCTTTTACATCATTTCGTAATAGTTATTGTAATATTTGAAAGATTTATCTGTTCTTTTATCTTCGTTGCATACAATCTTTAACGGAACCCACTTCAAAACAGTTGGTTTTCTTCTGTACACTTCACGTAAAGATAAGGTTCTACAAACATCAATGCGATCAAAATACCATTGATTGTCTTGATAGCTGTAATAACATGAAAGGTCAACATACGTTCCGTATTCTGTACCATCACTCATAAAAACAATACACGGAACGGAAAGATATTTTGATTCTCCTAAAATCCCAAAATCAAGTTTTGGTGGAAGTTCGCTTTCTGCATCATGAATATATTTCGTTGGAATCATAGAAAATTGTCTTTCTACTCTTTCGACGATATCCAAATAGTATGGATCGGAAAATAACGGACGATTCTTTTTATACTGTTCAAATGTCATAATGTAACCTCCTTAGTCATTGTAAAAGTCATTAAGTAATTCTAAACGACACTCTTGTTCTTCCTCCTCTAACAGATCATAATATCGGTCCAAATAATCCTGTTCGTAATCTCTGATTTCTTCTTCGAGTTTTTGCTTTTCTTCTTCGAGTCTTTGTTTTTCTTCAAAGAAAGCATCTATTCCTTCTTCGATAGGATTATCTCTTAATGGTTTCATTAGAATCTCCTTAATCATTGTAAAATATCTGTTTTATTCAATTGAAACGTAATACCATCCGGTGTATTCATCTGTGCATCTATCTATTTCATCTTCCTTTGGATCGTAATAGCCCGTTACTGAAACATTTCTACCAACAAGAAGATCAATAGCATTAGAAATATCGTTTGCGTAATATTCATCTTTTGTAAAAATGCTTTCTCCATCAGTCCAAATAATCTCATTGTCAAGTGAATTATTCACATAATTCGTCAACCAATTCCAAACACGTTTTGGATCAAACATATTTTCACCTCATAAAAGCATGATTTTAGATATTCCAAGCATCACAAAGATCTTTGGGCTTATCATTCGGCATCCATACTTTTGCATTATCATTAAGGAAGTAACAGCAACCAAAAAATCCCATAGGAGAATCACAAAGATTCTGTTCCCCATCTTTAACACCAACTTGATAAATAATATAGATAAACTCAGCAAGTTCATGCTTATCCATCCGCTTAATACGATCGTACATTGTTTCCATATCAATCATTCCTTTTAGATATCACTCTCTTCGTTTTTAAGACGACACTGTTCTTGACACTTGTCATAATAATCAATAACTTCGTTAATCTTCTCAGGAGATTCTTCTCTATATTTCTTATACATCTCCACTGCCTCTTTCGCTTTACAATCGTATGCCCACCGATAAGCCTTTACAAATCTCTGCTGGCGGCGACCATAATTCTTATCCTTCTCTCTAGCTTCATATATCTTTTTAACAGTTCTTTTAGTGACTTTATCGTTGTTTATCGAAACTCTATGCATTACATCGGAAAACTCAAGAAACATACTTTCAGGTACATATCCATTGTGATCTCGCATCTGTGTCCACATCTTTCCAAGCATCTGAAAGTCCTTTTTACCGATATAAGCCATACATAACACTCCTTTTAATATTATTGTGTTTTCACATTCTGGTAGCGGTTATGTCTGCCCTAGTACCGCTAATCACCTAGCATCTGCTGCTTATACCACCCAGACTTGACTTCTTATGTAGTCCTCAATGTCTGCCGGGTATCTATTGCGCTGGATATACTGACACAGAACACGCTGCACATCTCTGTTATCGCCGTAATCCATTGCAATAGAAATATCTTCACAATGAGTGCCAACACCCAGACGCTCATACTTTCTAACCTCAAGATAGAAATCATGTGCGCTGTATCGTCTGCCGTTTTTACGGTCAAGAATCAGATCAATTATCAAAATTTTCACCTCTTAACCAAAAATATAAATTGCTGACGTTCTGGAAGTCACGGCATAATATGTTCCGGTTTTGTATCCTTTGAGTAACATTCCATCGCAACCATAAACACCAGAGGAATATCCGACCTGAGAAAGATAATCTTCTCTTTTGATAATCTTTTCATAATCCTCATTGTTTGCACGAGTAACATCTTCTGCCATTCCAAGGGCAACCATATTCTTCAGTTCTTTCCGAGTGTACTTACGCATTTTCTTCCATCTCCTTTACAGTCTCATCGTCCCAATGGAATCCACGCTTTTCATAAAGCGGAATCCAATGAGATTCGTAAAAGTCGTACCCACAGCCATCAATACCGAAAACGTACTCAAAATCTTCCTGTTCGTAGATACGGAATCCGCAATCTGCCATTTCCTGAAGATGATTTTCAAGCCACCAGTTATCACACGAATCGCCAAACTGCCACATCGTTCCCCACATAGGAAAGAAGTCGTCACGCTCGACTTCAAAATCATCTTCTCTGACATCAATCTCCTCGCCAGTACCATCAAGACAAATTTTGTAAGTGTTGTCATCTTCGTTGTAGCTCTGAATCTCACCATTTTCGCCATAGTGGTCACCACTAAAGATATAGACACGATCACCACAAGACGGCGGCGTGATTTCAGTAATGCCTTCACCATTCTCTTCCAAATCGACCTTGGCGAGCTTTTCAATAACGCTCTGAGGAATCGCGTTAAATTCCTGAACCCATGCGTATGCTGCGTCTTTCTTAGTTTTATACATAGCCATAGTTGGATCTCCTTTTCTTGCGTATCCTGTATTATATAGCTGAACGGTAAAAATAAAAGTCCTCTAACGGACTGCCTTTCTTAGCTACATAATACAGGATACTGATAATTTTGTCAAGCACTAAAATGTAGATTTTATTAATGCTACATTTTAGTACGTTGATACGTTTTATTTCTGCGAACATTTTGTGAACATACGGTCAAGCCATGCCAAACAGTTTCATTCCGGCAACACCCATGTCTGCCGGATACAGGATGATTTCTTTGTTGTCGAAAAACTCTGCAATCAAGTCATCCTGACTGCTGATTTCATTGTAAACAGAATCCATATCCATGCCGGAAAATTCTGCCGGATTGAAATCACCCGATTCATAGCACCCATGCAGGCACTGGTCAATGAATTCTGCCGTAGAAATCATTTCATGGCAAAAACCAGGAACGACATTTTCCAGACCGTTCTGACCAAAGACTGCCGCATAAATGCCGCCTGCATTATCTTCATATACTTCAATAGTAGCACGCATTTTTTTTTATTCTCCTTTCTTAATGATCCCAACGGCATACAAAAATACCGTCAATCCAAATGGAAATACTTGCACCGTGCTGAAACCATTCAACAGCTTCACGATAAATGTTAGTGATAACACCGGTTTCATCGTTCATAAAATACTGACCTTTTTTCATTTCGTATTCTCCTTTACACTCTCAAGCATTCATCAAGATAGATTCGTCTGCCAAAACACTTGACGTATGCTCTGCCAGACGATGCGTAAGTAATCTTCAGATGGTGGTAGCTATGATACTTTTCATCATCACACAGCACACCGGACACACCATAAAGGTAATCATCCGTGCCGTATTCGATATCACCGTGAATCTGAAACCCACCACATCTGCCGTAACAGCTATCATAAGCGGTTACAGGATGGTTCTTGCAATACTCTTTTGCAGTCATAACAAACCCTCCTTAGAACATATCCTTTATTCTGACGGTACTCCAAAGACTTCAACATAAGCCTTCTTGACTGCCGTTGTGATATGTGAATCATGTACATTATACTTATCGTACCACTCACAAATCGTACCATTAGTGTACACATACCTGAGTAAATCCCATGCGATCCTGGTCAACAGATCATTATACTTATGCTCTGCAATGACGCTCTTGACATATTTCTGCCAAGCGTCTGCGTTAGTCGTTTTCACATATTGAAAGCGATTAACAATATCAGGATAAACAGGATCAAGCTTCATCTTTGCCATATCCATTCTCCTTTACTCAAAGTTCTTACAAAGACCCATGCCACCACGTTCACGAGGCAAGCGTCTGACGCAATCCCTATGAGGGCAATCCAGCTTTTCGCAATACTTGCAGTTTGCATTCTGCCGTTCCTGCTCTGCAAAGAAATTCTTTGCAGATTTCAGGTCACAAAAATAATGACCCTGATCCCATGTGTAGGAATCCGGGTCAAAATGCCATGCAACAATGTAGGGCTGATAGTGATTCTTCTTGTAAAACAACGCCGTATAAGCATTGCCTACTTCAAGAATATCAATATCTTCTCTGTTCATCAGTTCAACCATCCCTTCCATTCTGCCACACCCACAGCGACAGCACCAATAACGAAAACCCACATCATGGGCGCAATACATCCGGCCTGATAAGCCGAATAGCCAAAGAGCATCAAGAGACTTTTCATTTCAATCTTCCTTTCTTATTCCATCCAGCTTTTCGCCGTACTGACATAATCAACACCAGCGTCTGCCAGGGCTTCCTGATAGATTTTCACAAGTTCTGTGTCACCAAACGTTATGGCAACATCAAGAGCTGATTCAATAGCAATAATTGCCATAATAAATCTCCTCTTTTATTGTGTGATGTGTTTTCATTTTGCATATTCTTCGTTTTATTTGTATAATTATGCAAAACAAGGCATAAAGAAAACGCCTTGCAATAAATTCACAAGACGTTGTTGCTGGAGTATGAAGTTCTTAGGAATTGTAGGTATAACCTTCAATCAGTTGCACAAGTACAGCTCTTTTCGTTGTTCCCTCTTGCTCAATTTTTGCGGAAAAATCCTCAAAAAGCTTTTTGGGAATTTTGATTGCAAGCTGACTATTCGTTTCCATTCGCTTTTGATATTCGGTTGCATAGTTACGATCTGCCATAGTTGCACCACCTTTTGATGCAATTATAGCAAACTTTTCACTCTTACGCAAGTTCTGACCACTTGAAACAGTTGCTGACATGATTCACCTTGCCTTTCTACCAGAAGGTACAGGGAAAACAGGCTCAAGAGGACGCATATCACCACGGATTTTTCCAGCACCGCTGCCGTCCATGTACTCTGCAATCTTGCCATAGACCTTCTGAGGCCGTCTGTTCATCTCGATAGTTTCCCCATAGATCAAGCTAGAGGCATTATTGTACTCTTCCGGAAAGGAATCGTTGCGAGTGCGGAAAGCCTTAGTGTGTTTTGCTGCCTTCTTGCTCTTACGATTTGCACTAGCAGACCCAGTGCCAGCAAAACGTGCTGCATAACGTCCAGCCTTCTTGCGTTCTGATTTCACTGCCATATCAAAATGCACAGTCTCAGGATTTACGCCAACAGGTTCACTTCTGATAAAGTTAACGACAGTCTGATTATAAGACTTCTCCCACGGAACCAGGCCCTTACCAGAACGCCAAACCATGCCGATCTGATTCACTCTGACGACTGCGATAAAACGCAATCCCTCTGCGGTCTGACCATAGTATGCATTAGACGGCACAGAATGACCGTCAAACTTAATCTGACGGTCTGCATAGTTCTTGCACAGGAACTTTTGCATAGTATTCCCTTCTTTCGATTGATAGTGACGGCATTACTGCCGTGTTGGTAGTGGTTACGTCTTCCCTAGTACCACTAATCGCCTAGCATTTATGTAGAGCTCTTGCGTGTTCACGATGGTTATATGGTCCACTTACAGGGTCTCTTCTGCGCTGAAGTCGTTGGTGAAGTCCTTGCTCTGAAGGTCTGCCAGCTTAGTCTGAGCAGATTCCAGGCTCTTCTTGACGTCTGCCAGATCCTTTTCCATGCCCTGAACAACCTTCATCTTCTTTTCCAGAGTTTTTGCGTTGGTATCTTTCTTGCTCTTGAGGGAGTCCAACTCCTTCTTAGCACTAGACAGCACTTCTTCTGCATTCTCAACACTCTTAGTAAGGCGCACAACCTTAGAGGACAGCTTGCGGACACTTGCACGGCGGTCACGCTCTGCCATAGAAAGCATAGCAACACCGCTTGCGTTAGCACTAAACCATGCTTCGACCCACTTTACAAATTTGGTCTGAGATTCTGCTTCCGTGTCATAGCCGTGGCCTGCGGTGGTAGCAGTGAATGCACGCACCTTGCCCACGCTCTGCTCAATGAACTGCTCAACAGTGAAGGTTGCAAAGACGTCATTGACTTTGAAGCTGTCGCCCATGATAGCGGTGGTAAGGCTTGCCAGATCGTTGAAGTAGAAGGTTTTAATCTTCTGAACAGAGTCCGCGTCTGCGGCATAACGTGCCAGCAAATCAGCATCCAGATAAACCGCACGGACGGCCTTGCAATAGGTCTCGTACTGCTCTGCGGTGATACCCTTCAAGCAGTCTCTGCCCAGAGCCTTCTCAGAGGTGTTGACTTCCTTGCCACCCTTCTTGAACAGGGCAACGGCGGCACCGGTGGTGCGGTTCTTCTCTGCGGCTGCGGTAGCGTTGAAGTTGATAGCGGACAGAATGGTAGTAGTAGACATAGTATTTTCTCCTTTGTTGTGTTATAATGTGTGTACGGACTTCTTGCTATTATGAGCAAGCCAAGTGCTACAGACAAAAATCCAGGTTCTGCCTGTAGCCTATGGTTCGCCCACGATGGGCAAATATGTATGCTGTAAAGCATGGTTTACCCTCTGTCTGCCAAAACAGCCCTTCAACCATGCTTGCTATTATTTAATTGTCACGGAAAACCGTCTATTTCTGCTATTGTCTGCGACACGTCCAAACTTTTGAAGTCCAAACAAAAAGCGCCAAACTTTTGAAGTCCAGCGCCGTCAATTGCGTATCTTTGCAAAAATATTCTGTTTTCTCAACCATGCAAGGTTGCATTGTACCGCTCAAAAGTAACAAGCTGATGATTTACATTTGAAACGTTGCCTAAAACATAGGTTTTAGGATTCTTTCAAAACGGTTATATTGTTTTTATCCTTCCAGCGCATTCCGTCAATCTGAAATCAGTTCCGACCTGTTTTGCAAGGTGAACTACTTGAACAAGTACGGATTCCAACCGCCTTGCCCGCCGTGCCATTTGTTCAACCGTTCGACTGATTAAAGGGTTGATTTTGTGTGTACACGTTCAAACCGTCATACCCTTGTACCCGCCTATTAAGCGTGGTGTTTTGCATGAGCGCCGTTCTGTACTATTTGCTTTTGCACTTCCTTTCGTTCGAGGAACGACCGCTTACTATTTGACGATTTATCGGGGAACTTTCCCGCGCCGTCCGACCGCGCGTTGTTCGGGAACTTTCGTCTAGTCCGTTCCCGTGCCTATACTCTACCACGTCTAGTCCATGCCGTCAACCCGTCTAGTCCACTTGTAACCTTTTTGTAACCATTTTTCCAGCAATTACCAAAATAGCCTGATCTCTCGCGCGCGCGTACCTATTAGAGTCCCTGGTGTGCGCCTGGGCGTGTGTGTGCGCACGCGCACACGGGTACATTATAAAGGCAAATGGTAGAATTTGGCAGAATAGTTACAAGAAAGTAACAAGAATGAAATGGTTACAAAAGAGTTACAAAAAATATTCAATCGAACACAAAAACGCAACTAATTTGCAAATTCAATTCCCGGCTGAAATAGTTAAAACTTTTTAGTTTTTGTTTTTACTTGTATCAGATAGCACAAACGCGCCAAAAACCATGCCTTGTCCTTGCCTGTTGAGTGCCGGAAAATGAGCATTTCCAGCACTCAAGCCGTGGGGCGTACTTTCCATTTTTTGGACGTTCCCGGCAGCAGGAAGAAGCCCCAGTACATCTTTCTTATTCATCCTCAAGAAATAACGATTTATCGTAATATTTTACACATTATTTTATCTTCAATTCCCAATAATTCCATCAATATCTCTCCTATTGGCAGCCAACACTACTACTTTTTATCCTTCCCAATCTGTCAATAAATTATTTATTGACACCTTTCCAACCAATCCTACCACCCCCGGGATACACTTTCCCCTGACGAAAACACTCCAAAATACACCCCCTATAGCTTCTCCCACACATACCCACAAATTCATCAATTTCCATCAAAAATACCTAAAAATGGCTTAAAATCGCTATTTTTCAATCGGTAAACCATTCGGTAACTAGCTAGAATTTAACGTATTTGCGTTATATTTTGGCTAGTTTTTCTTTTTATTTGTACCTTTTTATCCTTATTTTGTTTCTTTTTGACCCAATAAAAGCCGAAAAAGCTAGGATTTATGCGGGTTTTTCCGATGTGTACCCGAAATGTACCGAAAATAACCATTCTTCGGAGCATAAAATACCTATTTGTACCCATCTGTACTCCCCTATCACCATAAATGGACTAATCTGGCATCTAAGCAGCACTCTCAGAGACTCTAAAGACCTACAAGGAGCATGATTGTAGCCTCTGGCAGCTTATACTGAACATACAGGGTATCTGGATGTCCTTCATAGAGAACAATACTCCCAGAAACATACCTTATTTTAATAGGCGCTAGAAATATCGGTATCCTGTGTTATGTAGCTATTGAATTTTTGGCAATCTCATGGTATAATGAGTGTAGATAGCTATACAACACAGGATACTGTTAAGGAGATGATATTGGGATGTTTGCGATGGATATTTATAGTAGTCTTCCAGACAGGGCGTGGAGAGGGATCTCGCGTCTGCGGACGCTCGTAGGTTTACTCAAATTGAATCTATGTCGCTTACGCGCCATAGCTTCAAGTCGAGTAAACCATTAAGAGATATTTTGTGATAGTTGTACTTGGACTGACGACTATGTATCTTCATACTTATATATAATACAGACTCGTCAATCCAACTAAATTGAGTAGGAGGTTACATGGACAAGAAAAAATACGAGATTACATCGGAGATAGCAGGTAAATTGAATGATGGTCAGATTTTTTCTAATTTTTTAGAACTATCTACTTATCTTAATGTGTTTGGCAAAAATGGAAAGCCACTAGATGGAACTAGCAAAAAACACTTCCTTGAAGAGTTAAATCGATTCGTTGAGTTTAAAAAGGAAGGAAAGCGTTTTATCATTGTAAAGATTCGTTCAGACAATGAGGTGCTTCCTCCTCTACCAACAAGAAATAAAGGAAAGTTTTCATTGCGTCTGCAGAACCAGATTGCTTACCACCTACTTAAAGAATGTGATGGAAGTGGTTGGATGGAGTTCTTTTGGACGCCAGCCGCAATACTACGAGCGTGTGGAATGACCAATAAGAATTTTTATCAATATCCAGAAGACCTACATGGTGAGGATACCTTTTGGGCTGAGATAGTTGGTACACCATTAGAAAATATTGCTCGTGAGCAAATGGATGAGTTCAGAGAGAATTTAGCAGCGGATGCTGAGACGTTTCAGCATTGTACGAAATCTACAATGGTTGGGTACATTGAGTCTGCACTTAAATCCATGGCAAAAAACAAAGAAATATTTTTTGAGGACTGCCCTGCCGTGTTTATAAACCATGACCCAGAAGAATACCATATTCCTTCTGAAGACCAAAAAGTCATTTATATGAAGATGTATACGAATGTGCTTCATGAGTTTTACACATCATCTGGACGAGTATGTCAGAGTGAACAAGACGTATTTTTGACCGGACGACTTCATGAGTTCTATGAAGAACTAGATAATAGATTCAAGGAAATTTTTACATACGACCTAGCACGACCAATGTATCATATTACGATTGAGCCGAACTCGTTGAAGCGATCTGCGGCACGGACGGAATATAAATTGCAACAGCAAAGTTTTCACGAGATGAATGATGCTATGTGTGAGAATATTCCAACGCTTTCTACCGTCAGAAGAGGTAGAGCGGTGTTGGAAGAAAATCCAGAATATTATAATGATGCTTCTCAACCACCGTTTCGCTTTGTGCATAGACAGTTAAGTGATGAGGTTCTTCAGCTCTTTATAGATGGAATGATTCGTGTTCCTGCGAATTCTGGAATTCCTCGTGCTGGATTTAAATGGTATGGCTCTTATAAAAGATAAGGAAGAAGGTTGAACGTAATGAATTTTGATAACCCCTACTGGATTGATTTAAAGGTAACGTATGAGTATTACCAAGCTGCTGGCCGCTTACCAGAATTCCACAAGAAGCATGTCTGTACAAAATGCCAATATGAGATCCCGTGTTTCACTACTTGTGATGAGGTGCGATGCAAATGTCAAGAGTTTAAGCCTAAGACTGTGCGGAAGGGTGACAAGTATTTACATATCAATGATTTCATGAACGATGTGGCTGCATTTGAGGCTGGCCGTACAAATTAGAATTAAATAAGAGTTTGTGTGGCTCTTATTTGAAATATAAATACATATTAAAAGAGAGAATACATATGAGTGAAAAGGATATTTGTGAAAAAGCTTCGGAGCTACTAAATCTTGAACTTTCAAAACTGCTTAGTGGAAAGTATTTTGTTAAGCAAATCGCAACAGAACTTGACCGTCGTTATAACGTTTACGATAAGTATGGTCATATTTTGATTGAGTCTCCTATTGTATTGTATTCTTGCACAATTAAAAATAATAAAACTGGCGATGTAAGTCATGTTGATGGAGAGCTCGCAAAACGAATTTATGATAAATATATTGATTGTATAAATTTGGTTAAAGAAGGAGATTAAGAAATGCGTATTCAGATTGGCAAGTACATTATAAAGAACTGCGATGAGCGGAATCTCATTATTATTGAGCAGCGGCCAGCTGGCAAGAATCCAAAGACTGGTGAGATGGGCACCGGCGTAAAGGAGGTTACGGTTGGCTATTACCCGAACCTTGAATGGGCTTTACATAAGATTAAGGATTTGAATATTTCCGAGAGTGAAGCTGATACTGTGGATGTCTTGCTGGCAGAACTTGAACAGATTGACGAGACAATTCGTTTGGTAGCTAAGGAGGTTAAGTGATGGATAAGTTTATTAACGCAACACACTTGATTCAGACATTGGAAGATACAAAGCCATTGATTGATAACAGTCCTGTTTCTGCTTTTCAGAAAACTGTATGCAAGATGACTTTGAATGGGGCAATTCAATACATGCAAGAAGAGATGGCCGCTGGCGGTGAGTTCCGTCGAGTGGTTCACGCCCACTGGATTGAACATTTTGAAGATTTTGGAGAAAGCTTCTTTGTTGAATGTTCGGCTTGTCATTCTAGCAAAAATGTCGATGAATCAAAGTTTTGTCCTGACTGCGGAGCTGTTATGGACGAGGAGGTTAAGTAATGCGTACTTACGAGGATGTTGATGCGGAAATTAAGTATTTAATTCGGGATATGAATTATGCCAGCCTGACTCGCCGGGAGTACGAGGCTGCTGACGATATGCTGGATGAACTCTATCAGGAGCGTGAACGACTTTGGCTCAAGGCTATGGAAGATGGCGAGAGCTGCTATCTATAAAAGTCTGCTTTTATATTTTCCCTTTAGCTATACATTACAGGATACATTTAAGAAGAATACGGAGGTGACTGCCGAATGGCAAAGCAGCAAACTTGCCAGAAGTTTGTTTTTAAGATCCATACGAAGCGTCTGGTTGAAGCAAAATGGGATTTAACCCTACCATTGGATGAAGCCAGACGAAACCACGAAATCATCTCGCTGGCTGATAGCACTGTTCTACGATGGATTGATGAGTTGAATGGTGTTACAGATGCAGAGGCTAAGGCACGGAGTATCAAGCGTAGAATCAAGATGCTGCGGAATGAACCCTCTTGCTTAGAGAACCGCCGGGAGATTCGGAGGTTGTATACTGAGCTTGATGCAGTTCAGTTCAAGCCGGATTATATGTGTCTGGTGGTTGACAAGAAGAATGATTACCGCCGGGCACGTTCTCATAAGGGGTTCAAAATCAATGGGATTACATATCGTCGTTTAGTTGGAACCACCGGTGGTGTTAAGAATAGTACGATTGTGTTTGTGAGCGACCGTCTTATTGATGAAATCCGCAAACGAATCGATAATGGCCGTAACAAGGGAATGGAGTTTATTCCGGCAAAGCTGGAAGCATATCGGGCACTCGCCTGCTCTGCATCCATTCCGGTCACTAATCCAGACGGTGTGCTGGTCGTAGACGATTGTTTCACTCATTTCAAAGACCATGTAATCGTTCTGGACGATGGAGCATCCGGTGAGCCTACGATGGTCGAGGATATGGAACATGAATGTGAATTATGCGCCAGCGATGGCTTTGGACTCATTAGCTATGACCTTGCTCAACAGTGGAGCGAAGATTTAAAGCTGCCATCCACAGCATCTGGTTTCTGCGTGCGAAATGCTTTCTGTAAGGGTATGTTATTTCCCTTCCCTTTCCGTGAGTTTGCTAAGAAGATTGCGAAAAAGAATATGGTGAAGGACGCTTGGGGCGATTACAAGGATATTAACCGTGTTCAAATGATACTAACCACATCCATGTTAAAACTCTGGGACAGCTATCATGATTGCGATGACTACTTTGAGAACTGTCGAGAAAACCATTACCACTTCTCTGTAACGAAAACCTGCGAGTTGGAACTCGATGAGGAACGCAATTTGAATTATCAATTCATTCAAAGCTATCAGCTTACGAACGATGAGATTAGAGAATTGGTCAAGCCGGCTTTGGATGAGATCAAGGGTGTCATGGGCGGCGACTGGCGGCAAGCGCTTCTGTATCTGCGTGGTAGCGGTATGCGAGACGACGCAGGGTATGTCAACTCTCTTGAGAATGATTACATTAAGGCTCTCATGATTGAGCCAGACATGATTAACGACCCGTATGTTCAGAATCGGATTCGGTACTTTATTAAGAAACGAATTTCTCAGGCAAAAACAGGTGTGGTCAAAGTTAGAGGTAATTTCCAAGTAGCGAGCGGAGATCCATATGCGCTTTGCCAATCCATCTTTGGAATGGAAGTCACTGGACTGTTAAAGGCCGGTGAGGTTTACAGCCGTTTTTGGAATGATAGGGATGTTAAGCGAGTGGCTTGCTTTAGAGCTCCTATGTCCTGTCATAACAATATTGTTCTTCGGGATTTGAATTCTAATGATGATTGTAAAAACTGGTATCGCTATATGAAGACAGTCACAATTCTAAGTGCGTGGGACAACACTTGTGCTGCTTTGAATGGCGCAGATTTTGATGGCGATCTTATTTTTAGCACAGATAATGATGTGCTTGTTAGGAATAAAAGAAAAACGCCAACTCTTTTGTGTGTTCAGAAAAAGGGAGAAAAGAAGATTCCTACTGAGGATGATTTAGCAGAATCGAATGCTGCTGGATTTGGCAATGACGTTGGCTCGACAACAAACCACATTACCTCAATGGGTGATGTTCAAAGCCAGTTTGAGTCTGGAAGCCGAGAATACGAAGAATTGGATTATCGTATCATGTGTGGTCAGCTATATCAGCAGAATGTTTTGGACGCTGTGAAAGGGGTTAAATGTAAGCCAATGCCACGGTATTGGTATGATTTGAAAGCTTGTACTATTAAAGACGATGACAACCCGGACACAATCGAGGACAAGAAATTATGGGCGCGTATTTGTGCTCACCGCAAGCCGTACTTCATGAGCTACATTTACCCCGCTCAGATGCGAGATTACAAGAAGTATGTAGCCGCAGCACGTAAGCGTATCGAATGGGAGGGTTACGCTGGCTTGGATGAAATCATGCAGAAGGAAGTCAAGGATGAGTATGATGAGGTGGTTATTCAGTATTATCTCTACCGGATGCCTGTCGGCGTGAACTCATGCACGATGAATCGTCTTTGCTGGATTATTGAGGACGAGATGGAGAAACACATGGCCGAGCTTAAAATTCATCGTGCTTTTGATTATGACTTGCTGAAGTCTGGCGAAGCCTATAAGAATTCTCAGTATTACGGCATTCGCCCAGTCTTCAAAGATTACTTGAAATACGCCAGTGGCAATTCTGTTATCGATAACTCTGCTATGAAAAACAAGGAGACCGGCGCAGATCGCACTGAGAAACTGGCAATGTATAACGAGAGTATGCTCAGACACCTGCACGAGAAGTGCTCTGACGATAACGTGCTTTGTGACATTCTTTTTGATATGTGCAAGAAGAATTCGTCTAGTGTATCTATTGTATGGGCTCTCTTCCCTGATGTGATTATCAAGAGACTTCTGGAAAAGAACGAAAACAAGGTACATACTCTTGTAAAGCAGGATGACGGCGACATTGAATATTGCGGAGAGCATTATAAGGATGTGATTGTTAATATGAGTGAGAGCGAAAAGGAGGATGTCGATGGTAGTAGTGCTGAATGAGCGTGAATATGCAGAAGATTTACTAAGAGAAGATGTGACGTGGAGAACCGCCGGGCACGCTTTACATTATATTGCGAAACTGTATTTTTCTAAAGGATACCAGAAAGAACAGGTCAAAGAGAAGCTGGATGACTTTCTCCTCTCTCATATGGATGGATATAACAGGGTTCTTGACGAGGATTTGATTCAGCAAGCTATTGCCTCGTCTAAAGGAAAGCAGCTTGTTGAACTTGATGGTGTCATCATTACAAAGGCTGAAATCGAAAAGATCCAGGCTCTTGATGGAAAGCCAATGCAACGTTTGATGTTGACACTATTGTGTCTTGCAAAATATCATGTGGCTATAAATGAAAAAAACAGCTATTGGGTGACGGAAGATACACGAGATATCTTTAGAATGGCAAACGTCTCTGCGAATGTCAAGAAACAGAACGAGATGATTTGCGAGCTGCATAATCTTGGCTACGTTGGTTTTGCAAGTTTGAAGAAAATCGACAATCTGAACATTCATGTTTTGATTGCCGAGGAAGACTATCCGCAGGAACTTTTTGTGGACGATTTCGAGAATATTGGCCTTGAGTGGAACCAGTATTGTGGCAAGCCGTATATTAAGTGCGAATGTTGCGGGAAGAAAGTTGTACGAACTGGCAGAAGACAAAAATATTGTCGTAAATGCGCAAAAAGCATCAATATTGAAAAAACCGCACAAAATAGAAAAATGTTTGATTTATGCACGGCGTAAAATCGCAATATTTTAACGTAGATGCGTTATAAATTGGCGTTTACATAGAAAATCATTACGGAATAGTTGTGGTAGGAAAGAGAGCGTGGACGCATTCTCTCTTCCCTACCTATTTTATTTTGAAAGGGTGTTTTACCTAATGATTGAAATCACTAAGTCCGAAGCGAAGGCTGTACGAAAGGTCTTCCCTCATGCTTGCATTGCAAAGACCCGTCACAAGCGGTATCTGGAAGAGTCTGTTCGATATCTTGAGTTGCTTCCTTTTAATATTGCCGCTGTCGAGATGCTGAAGCAGATGCAGCGTAACGCACGTTACTAATCTTTGAAAGAACGAGGTATAGACTATTGGACTTTGAAATTCAACTGCCAGAAGAGATCACTAACCTGATGAATGGTGGCGGTCTCCCCTCTCCTGAGATGATGAACTTCTATGTTGACGAGAAGGATCGCATCTTCTTTATTGACTTTGAGATTGACCAGTCCCTGATTGAAATTGAGCGTAAGATTCTGCAATACAATCGTATCGATAAGAATACCCCTGTTGAGCAGCGCAAGCCCATTAAGCTGTTTATTTACAGCTATGGTGGTGAGCTGGACGCTATGTTTAGTTTCATTGATGTTGTTGCACTGAGCAAGACCCCTGTGTGGACTATCAATGTTGGTATTTCCATGAGCGCAGCTCTTGTGATGCTTCTGTCTGGTCAGAAGCGCTTTACCCTGCCTCATGCTATGGCTCTGATTCACAGTGGCTCTGGCGGTGCTTCTGGTACTTTTGAACAGTCGAAAGAGGCCATGGCAAATTATGAAAAGCAGGTTCGAAAGATGCGTGAGTATATCATGGTTCATACGAGCATTGATAAGAAGACCATGACCAAGAATCAGGCAAAGGATTGGTATCTGGATGCTGATGAGCAGGTCAAGTACGGTATTGTCGATAAGATTGCTGACGATATTGATGAATTCAATTAAGGGAGAGTTGTAAATGGCTTCTGATAAGACTGAAATGCGTAAGAAGAAGGATATTCCGCAGAGTCTGGATGAGTATTCTAGTTTTTATGGTATGACGCTTGATGATGAACAAAAATACTATAGGGACATGCTGTGGAGTCCAGACGTTGATATTGTCTTTACAAACTCTGTAAGCGGAACTGGTAAAACTACTATCGCTGTAGGTGTTGCAAATCTGCTTGTCCAGTATGAACGATACAATGGAATCGTTTATATTGCATCCCCCACTCAGGAAGAGAAACAGGGTTATTTACCCGGTACTCAAGAGCAAAAGAGTGCTCCATACATGGAACCGCTCTTTGAGGCACTTGAGACGCTTGGTATCAACCCATCAAGAGTTGTCAAAAGCGAAGATGATCCAGAGAGTGAAAAGTATGGTGCCTATATTCAGGCGACTACTCATACATATATGCGCGGCATCAATTTTAAAAATAAAGTAATTTTAGTTGATGAGTGTCAAAATGTATATCGGGAGGACCTAAAGAAAATTCTTACACGGTGCCACGATAGTTGCAAGGTCGTATGTTTGGGTCATACTGGGCAGTGTGACCTATATAAAAATCCGCAGAACTCAGGATTTAAAATTTATCTTGAGCACTTCCGTGATAAGGAGCGTGCTGCTGTTTGCGAATTGAAGATCAATCACCGTGGATGGATTAGCACTTGGGCTGACATGCTTGAATTCTAAAATTAAAATATAAGGGAGAATAAAATTATGGTTGCTAAGAAGAGTGTTGTTTTTAAGAACGCTATTATTGATACTGCTGAGGGCACTATCACCGAGATTACCAAGGACGGTGAGAATGTCTTCAATCTGAAGGAAGCTCTGGCAAAGTGGGATGGTATTGAGGGTGTCACTATCAATATTTCCACTTCTGATGAGCTGCTGGGCGACCCGGCTTGATGCCAATGGGTTGCTATAATAAACGGCCAGAAGAAACGAGCGATGACTTCTTTGTAAGAATCGGGAATGCTGTTCTGGCTAGAGAGTTGACTTGGGATGGCGCGTCCAAGGTGCTCAATGATGAGTTGGGCAAGAATTTTGGCGAGTGCGCATATCGCAAGCGTTTTAAGGCATTCCGTGCGGGTATGCAGTATCAGGAGTCCTTATCTAATAGAGATGTGGGAACCTGCATTCTGTCTATTTCCGACCTACATATTCCATTCCAGAAGCCCATTGACACTTTTAGTGAGTGCGCTGGTAAGATTGATATCCTTCAGGTAAACGGGGATCTTGTAGACTGCAGCTCCATTTCTCGCTTCCTAAAAGTATATCGTAAAAGTCCAATGGAGGAAATCCTGATTGCTCGTCAGTATATGATTGACTTGATTGAAATGCTTCAGCCCAAGAAGGTTGTTATCAATTATGGCAATCATGACTTACGTTTTCAGAATTACCTTGCTAAGAATCTGGACACCGACCTACTTGAACTGATGCCGAAGACATCTTTGGAGCTTGTTTTTGTTGATGGTTTCAACCATTATAACAAGGAACTTCATACAAAGGTCCATTATGACCCTTTGATTGAGGTGTTCAATGGCACTGGTATCGAGATTGTTTACAACGATACTTATTTCAGTCAGATTGGTGATACCGTCTTTGTGCATCCGCTGACTTATTCATCTGGGTTACTGAAGACTGCTGAGAAGGCATTCAGATACTTCCGTGATAACGGATTTAAGGATGTCAATGCAGTGGTTCTCGCTCATACTCACAAGTGCGGTCATTATGATATTGGTGATGGCGCTGTCGTTTACGAGCAGGGTTGTTGCTGTGAGTCTTCTAAAATGCAGTATGCCGAAGGCAAGTTAACTACTTCCCAGCGAGAGGGTTTTATTATTGTTTATCAGGACAAGGATGGAAAGTTGATTGAGAGTAAAACGCATATTGTGCGTTTGAATTAAAAGCGGTGACACCCTACCAATAAGTGGGTAATTAAAAAAGAAGTACGACCGCAAGGTCTGCTTTGGGACATCATTTGTTGTCTCCTTTTCTATGCCCGTAGGCTAGTGTCTACGGGTTATTTGCCAGGGTAGCATAAATGGATAATGCAGCTGACCTGTAATCAGCAGACTGTCGGATCGTACCCGACCTCTGGCATTGGTGTTCCGCCACCGTAAGTGCGGACCATTAAAGTTTAAAACAAGCGTTTTATCAACACGAGAACAATTCAACTAGCTCGGATGGATTGATGGATGCTTGTTTTATTATGGGTCAGTATATCCAGTGGCGAAGATAGCGGACTGTAACTCCGTGACATCAGAAACATCGTTGGTTCGACTCCAACCTGGCTCACCAAAGATTGTACGGCTATTCCCTACACCTTTTATATAAAGGTAGCTGTGCAGGAAAGTAGGGTTATTGTGCGGTCTTACTCAAGTGGTTGAAGAGAACGGTCCTGAAAACCGTTAGGTCGGTAACCCCGATGCCAGAGTTCGAATCTCTGAGACCGCGCCAGTCCTTCTTCAGGAGGACCTATATTATACCGGTCACCTACCACCGGCTAAAAGGTAGGATTTATTGTGTATTTGTAGCCAAGCTGGTAAGGCACTCGATTTAATCGAGGTATCGCAGAGTTTAAATCTCGCCGAATACACCAATTGTGCGCCTATAATTCAAAGGTAGAAGTCAGGTCTCTAAAACCTGTATGTGCTGTCTCGAAAGCAG